GCCTCCTATGAATTCTTTGCGACGTACTACAGTGATAGCAAATACACACGTAAAGCTATAATTAAGGAAGCAATGAAAAACAATTTACAGACAAAAATAAAAGAACTAGTATGAAAAATAACTTAATACTAATTCCTATACTACTATGTTGCATAGTCATTGCAGCTACAAGCCCTCAACAAAGTAATGTAGTACCTGCTACACCAAAGAAAACAGTAACACTAGCCCTCCGCTCAATGATGGGAATAGAGAATGAAATTAAAAGTAAGATTGACGTATTACATCTCAAGGGTATATTGTTAAGACTGTTGCAATATCAGAGGACGAAAATACAGCTAAAGCTATTGTTGTACTAGAAAAGTATTAACTATATGAAAGATAAAAAAGTTATTATAAAAAGCTCTGATGGAAAATCTCAAATAAAAATACATATATGGGATAAGATAAGATCACATGACCATACCAATGGCGTAGCATCAGACTACTATTTAGTAGAGGACGAGAAAGGCAATGTGTTTCAAATAGATCCTAAAGATATAATTAAAATAATATAGTTATGGAAAATACTAAAAGTTCGGTGGATCCCATATATGAGAATTTAAGAAAAGTAGCAGCAGGGTATCGCTTATCATTAGGTACATGTGCTGACTTAATAGCATTGGTGCAGTATCGACAAGATCTAGCACAAGATGCTTTGCGAAACGGTTATTCCAATGCGCATAAATCCCATCTTGAGTATGTGGAAAACAAAATTAAAGAGCTACTAAATCTATGAAAACATTCCAAGCAATCGAAGTAACAACGGACGGAATATTTTACTGGCCGGATAGACCGAAAGAGCCAGTAATTGATGAAGCTAAACAAGCTTACGATATTTGGTATGAAAGGGATTCAAATAAAATGAAGTTTGAGTACACTGAAGCCTTAAAAACCGCTATACGCTATCCTGTAAAGAACACCGAAGAGGAGATAAGAAGAATAACCGGAGTTCCAGCAGATGTTGTAGAATTATTTGAGGGCATAGGGTATAGATTAATTCCCGGCATCTACCCATACGATGGAGAGGTAGAGATCGTTGATGTGGTAATGGATATCTATTCTAAGAAAGGTACTAAAGTGTACGCTACGGATAGGAATGGTTATGGGTCTGATAAAGACCATATTAAAAATTATTTAACAGTAGGTGGATTGTATACAGTAGAAAAAGTTGATGTAGGTCAATCTAGCTCTCGTGTTTATTTTCAAGAAAAACCAAATCAGTCATTCAATACAGTTTGTTTTGTTGAAAAATTCGCCATTCTCGTAGAACCTCCCGCGAACGTATCTAATAATTCGAGTAGTTCAGAACCTAATGATACACAGATTATAAGCCTCACAGATAAAATAAACTCGCAATACTATAATAAAATATTGAAAAGAGGATCAAATGCTGAGTCGGCAACATTTTTGGACGTTCTTTCTATACTTTTAAGTAATGTTGAAAATTCACAGACCATGAACATGCAAAACGCTGCTGAGGAGCTATTAAAAAATTTCAATATAACACGTAAATAAAAAGTATCATGGAATCAAATTCAGAACCTAAACAGGAGGAGAAAGAGCCTGAGAAAGTAGGTTACATCGGGAATAAGCCAATACTTGGCAATGTTGCTTACTTTCTTGTAGAATATCAAAAAGCTTTGAAAGAACTTGAATCCCTCCGCGCATCAAATAAAGAGAAGGATAAACGTATAGCAGAACTTGAACGCGGAGTACAGTGCTTCAATAATTCAGAGTCAGTTATTGCGGGAATCCATTCATTACAGAGGTTCCATTATCAAAGAACTGTAGAGGCTTTGAAGAAAGTTGTTAACGGATATGAGGGCAAAGCACAAATGAATGCTAGGGACAAATACTTTTACGAAATTTGTAAAGAAGCTTTAAATAAAACACTCTAATCTATAAACTATGAAAAAGAAACCTATTCACGCAAAACCAAGCTTATACGCTTACTACTTCATCCAGCTAAAAGAAATAGCTTTGGAATACGGTTACAATCTTGTGCTTCATGGTAGTATGAACAGGGATTTAGATTTAATTGCTATTCCGTGGGTTGATGATCCAAAGCCTGAATTGGAAATGGTAATATCATTAGCTGAACATTTAGGTGGGGAAGTTATGCTAAAAAATATTGAAGGGCAGAAAAACCCATATGTATCAACGCTACAAGCCGGTAGGTTAAACTACATTATTGATTTAAATCGTGGTGGCTATAAGCATGACGAAAACGGGGAAATTGCTGAACCGTTGCACTTTACACCTGATCCAGAGTACTACATTGATATTTCAGTTACACCATTTTAGACTATGAAAGAGAAAACAGATAATAAGAAGATAACGTATTTTGAACTTCAACTGGCTGATAAGATCATAGAAAGGGACTGCTTAAACGAAGAGATCATACGACTTGAAAATAGGATTTGGTACTTGAAAAATCCCCAGTCGAAAGAAACATTTGACGAATGGTGTAATAAGTATAACCAGCAAAGTAAATGAAGACACTGCAGGAATGTAATGATGAGGTCGCTAAAAAATATGGCTACTTTAACTGGGAAGCCTTTGCTTCCTATGAATTAACCAAACACATCATTACTGACTTTTGGAAATTTCTTAATGAGGCAGCAGAGCTTTACGCTTCTCAGTTCAAAGATACAAAAGAGGCTGAGAGTAAGCCCAAAGATACCGGAGCAATGGGATATACAGAAGCAGCAGGAATATAAAAATACTATATGATTACAAAAGAACAAATATTTAACGATAAGTTTCTACCTAACTCCTTTTCACCTGAGGACGAGGAAAGTATTTTACAATGTATGGAGGAGCATGCTAAAAATACCCAGGAAGAAAATAACATACTGAAAATACAATTAAGCACCTATGAATATCAAATGGATCTTGCAAAAAAGGAACGGGATATTAGCGATAGAGAAAACAGAGAACTAAGGATATCATTTAAAGAACTTGTTGAACAACATGTCGCTATAATGGATGGCCTAATTAAGTTAAAAAGTAAAATAAGATAACTTACTAACGTTAAAAAACTACTATGAAAGGTATACTAATAGGAACAATGCTAATTCTGCTATTAACTAGCGGGAAGCAAAAGGATGATGGGTGTTTGAAGTTGGATATAGTACTATTAGCGGACTTATCCGAAAGTGTGGGTAGAGAACATATATTTATAAAACAAGCACTACTATCATACATCAGTGCTTTTAAACTATCCGAAGATGGCGTAAAGATTGGCCTAATTACATTTTCTTCTTTCGCATCTAATAGATGTAGTTTAACGGCAGATAACAACTATATAAGTGAGAGGATAAATAATATTCCATATCCGGACGGCTCCACTAACATGTCTGAAGGATTTTCGTTTGCATTTGAAGAGTTGGAAAATAACGGACGAGAAGGGTATAGTAGAATAGTTATACTAATATCCGATGGATTGCCGGATAATGATGAGGCAACTATTATGACAACACATCTGTTAAAGGTAATGAACATTAAAATATTTACTATCATGGTGGACTCGGACGAAGTAGACGAAAACTTTATGAAGCAAATAGCGTCCCCTGGCTGCTATGTATCCACTGACTATAGGAACTTAACAAAAGAGTTAAAAAAGTTAGATATCTGTATGTAGTAAACTTAATCCCCACTAGTATGACAAGTAATCAAAAATTATCCCTGATCCTGGGAGTTCTCATAGCTGCAATTGTTTTAATCCTGGCCAGCGTATGAACTTAATAACTGAAGTACTAAAGATAGTTATCGTTGTATCGCTTACCGTGTCCTTTAATAACAAAGAACGCGCTAAACGGTGCCACGATAACTACACGCCTCGTTATTGGTTAATACAAGGGGACACAGCAGTTGTGGACTCTATAAAGAATACAGCTTACAGAGAAAAAAGATCACATGAAAGATTTAAAAAACATAGAAGGAAAAAACAATATGAATAAAAATTACAAAGTACTTACGTTTATAGGGTTAGTATTGTTAATACCGGTACTAGAGTCTATTCACTGGAATAATAAAGCGTCTAAAAAGGCACATGCAGTAGAAGTGAGCAACAGGCCACCTATTAAAGTTAGCGGCTCCATCAGTATGGGCAGTAATAGTATTATACTAGGCAGTACATCGATACCGGTAGTTATACACGACGCTACAAACATAGTAGTATATCAGCGTAACGGGGTTATACATATCGTTAAAAATAAAAGCGAGTAGCTATCTGCGTGTAGCCCACATACTAAAAGGATCAATTATAAGGTACCTAAAAACAGTTTGCATATATGAGTTATACAAAACATAATGATTCGAAACGATACTATTCGAAACGATGTTTTCAACCGACCCAACTGCCTGTTTTTATTTCTTTTTTTGTGAAAATCTTAAACCCTACTAAAGCTATAGGGATAAGTCCTTCCGAAGTTCATTTACGCTTATGCCATACGTTGTGAGTTTTTACCCTTCAAACAAAAATGGAAAAGTGCCCAAACAGGCTGCAAAAGGACTTTTACCACTAGATTGTGTAACATTGCACATTGGGGTTCAAACATAATAGCGATTCTATGTAAAAAATATTTTTAAAAAATTAAGGCTGTGTAAAATAAAAAATTATTTTTTACATAGCCGCCGGTATTATGTCTAAAAGGCAATGTACAATGTAGCTATTTTGACCAATTTTTTATAATTCCATGAAAAAACTAAAATTTGATAATCAGCGAGACCGACATAGGTACTGGCAATGGCGTTGTGAGTTAGGTAGAGTAATTAGAAAAACAATACCTAAACATATTGAAATCCCTTTAGAACAGGATGAGTATCTTAGACTTTATAAAGATGGACTAACTCCCCTGGATGCATCCAATTATATTATGTACCATGTTATGCAGTAGTAAAATAAATTTGTTAAGTAATTAAAATTTCCATACCTTTGAAATTAAATTAAAACTATGGCTAAAATAAAAAGTATTGCACCTATTGAATGGGCGTCCAAAAAAGTAAAGGTAGTTGATATAGAGCCTACACCTAACAACTATAAGATTAAAACTGATTTAGGTAAACAGCGGTTTCAACTATCATTAAAGAAATTTGGCCTGGCTGGTAACGCAGTAGTAAACCCGAAAATGAAAAATGGTAAACATACGGGTAAGTATGTATTAATTGATGGTAATAGCAGAGTAGAAGACGCTAAAGAAAAAGGCACGAAGGAAATTTGGGTATCTATACCTAACGTACCATTGACGGATAAACAGTTTACGGAGATGTCCGCAATGTTTGATTTTGCAGTTGCAGGTGATGTAGACACCGAACGAATTAAAAAGGATCTGGGCACTACTGCCGATTTCTATAAAGCCTGGGGATGGGAAGTACCAATGGAGTTACTTAGCGGTATGGGTAAAGCGTCCAAAAATGCAGTAGTGGGCCAAAATCTAGAGTACCCTGGTGAAAAGAAAGGTAAAACAATTGCAGGACAACAAGAGGTAACGGATATTAAAATGGTACAACTTTTCTTTAGCGAGAAGCAGGAGGAGGAGTTTCGTAAATGGGAAGAGAAGTTTGGTAAGAAATATAAAGTAGAAGGTACTACTAATATAGTGCTTAAGGCTATTAAAGTATTGAAGGTATGAGTACGCAGAAAAGGCATGCGAAGTGTAAAGGCTACTTTGATTATTGGGGGGAATCCGATTGTGGTTACTACACAACTATAAATTGTGATGAGTGTAGGTACCTACTAGCTAATAAAGGTGTAGGTAAAAATCCAGAAGCCATATGTAATCAGCCAAAACATAAAAAAGTAAAAAAGGTATGAAAGTAAAGAAAGTATATTTGGAACCTTTAATGTCCGTGGAACAAAGTGATTTGTTTGAAGGGAAAATGTTATCTTTTTCAGATGTAAAAATAATGTTTAAAGACAGCGTTGATGTTTACTGTAAACAGACAAAGCAATGTATTGCTAAGTATCGAAAGAATGTTATACCTGCTGATATTCAACTGGCTGCCTTTACTTCTCTTAAGAAAGTAGTAGGAGATAACAGTAACAGGGCTGTTACTTCAGCAACCTCGCAGGAGGCAGAAATTACAAAGAAGGGTAAAGCGTCAAAAACTAGTAGGGTAAGGTTTAAAGGTGAAGTGCTTACCGGCATTGCGGGCTTTTTTGATCGTACTCCGAGGTTCCCAAATTGTAGACTAACTGCTTTTAATAAACATCATTTTGATAAGTTTAAAAAAGCATATCCGATAATAAAGTTAGTCGATAATATGTATAAGTCTCTTATGCCTGAACAATATAGCAGGCAAAGGAAACAGGCTGATAAGACATCTAAAGATTTTGTTATACCTGATACATCATTTACAACGGTAACAGTTAACCAGAATTGGCAAACTGCCGTGCATAAAGATAGTGGGGACTTTAAAGAAGGATTCGGTAATTTAGTAGCTTTACGTAAAGGCACATTTACCGGAGGCTATTTTGTTGTCGTTCGTTGGGGAGTAGGTTTTGATTTACGTAACGGGGATTTATTAATGGTTGACGTACACCAATGGCATGGTAATACACCAATTGTTAAGGACGATAAAAATGCAATAAGATTATCGTTAGTTATGTACTACCGTGAAAATATGATTAATTGTGGGACAATGGCTGAGGAGCTTAAGCGAGTGCAAAATAGAAAGAAAGGAGAAAGTTTAAATGGGTAATTTAATAAAAAATACTTTTGTCTTTACTTACGATAGGTATGCAGATATTACAACTAGCGAATATCTTAAGGATATTAACCATACTGTACTTTGTCATACTGCTGAACAAAGAAAAAAGTTTACTGATGCTGGTAAGATTCATGGACGTATAATTGAAACATTGGAACCTAAAGGACTAAGTAACAATCGTAACTATGCACTAAGTTTAATGAAGCCAGGGGAGTGGGCAGCGTTTTGGGTAGATGACCTTATAGCAGTTACGAGGTACGGAAATTACCCAGGGTACTCAGGAAGTAAACTTAATATCTGTAAAGAGAATCAAAATGAAGCTCGTAAGTTATTTAAAACTCCTTGCGGTACTAAAACATTTTATAAAATTGCTGAGGAGTCGGTTAGACATGCAGAAAGTAAAGGATATTGTTTAGTAGGCTTTAGTCTAACAAACAATCCTATGTTTAGACGAAATAAATACAGCTATAGAGGCTTAGCCGATGGCCGTTGTTGGATTGTGAAGAAGACAGAGTTACGTTTTGATACGAACGTTCAATTAATAGATGATACTTGTTTTACAGCACTTAATTTAAAATACTTTGGTGGAGTCGTTGTAAATAACTGGGTGTTGCCTGATTGTAAAAGATATACTGCAGGATCGTTCGGTTCAAAGGAGAATAGGATGGAACAAAAAATAAAAGAGTGCAACTATCTTGTTAAGGCTTACCCTAAATATATAAAAATAGCTGACAAGGCTGGATGGCCTAAAGGAAGTCATGTTATGATACGTTAATTAACTTATTTTATATGGAACACCGCTACTGTGATATAACTTACTGTCTTAATTATGCAGCTAAAGGAAGGAAGAGGTGTAATAAATGTAGGTCTAGGCTGTATAGAGCTAAACATAAATTAGTAGCTACCTACCATATTAATAAAGCAAATGCAACTAGGAGGGGAATTTCCTGGGAGCTATCATTGAAGGACTTCGAATCCTTTTGTATAGAGAATAACTATCTGGAATTTAAAGGACTAACTCCGGATAGTTACTCTATTGATAGGATCAAGTCGGATATAGGCTATACCGCTACAAACATTCAAGTACTCACCCTGGCTGATAACACTACTAAGGCCAATAAAGAGCGTAAAACCCGCAAAAACTGGTCAAAAACAAGCGTCCCCCGCATGCCTGATGACATTTTTTAAATTACAGGTATTTTGCTATATATTTGTACTTTAATCATTCAGTACCCCCCCCCACTATGCCAAAGAAAAAAGTCGCTAAGAAGACGTTAAAGAAAAAGCCAAAACCTAGAGGCAGAGCTGCTGGAAGTGGATGGCCTCTTCAAGCATTAGCAGTTTCCCAATTTAAGCCAGGAAACCAATGGTGGGATCAAAGATCTAAACACGGAAGAGAAAAATTATTTGCAGATCCTCAACTCATGTGGGAAGCAGCGAGAGAGTACTTTATTAATACAGATGAGCGGGATAACTACCGATCAGAGTGGAGAGACAAAGCACTTCAAAAAATACCCCTTAAGACTCCCTACACTATAGAAGCTTTATGCCTGTACATGGGAGTAGCTCCTAATTATTTTAGAAGCTTTAAATATAATCTTAAGAAGACAGATCCTAATTATACCGGATTCTCGACAGTCATAGCGCTAATTGAAGCTACTATATATAATCAAAAATATGAAGGAGCAGCGTCCGGCCATTTCAACGCCAATCTTATTTCCTACGATCTAGGAGTACGGAAAGATGTACAAGACAATGCATCTACAGGAGTAACAATCAACGTGCAGGATACTGGCACATCTAAATTATTAGAGGACATAAAAACTAAACTGGAAAAACTAGATGAAGAAAAATAACTTACTAGGGTTAATGTTTTTATGCTTTGTTATAGTGGGATTTACTATAGTCCTTACTGAGTACAAAAAGCATAAAAGGAATGAGAGGATTAATAAAATTTTGGAAGCGCAAGATAAAATAGCCGATAGCTTACGAAGGGATAAATTCATTATAGAAGTTTTTACTAACGGATGGGTACATGGAGCAATGGCCGGAATGCACGGCAAGGATACTTTTGCGGAGGACTCTATGCAGTTAAGAAAAATATTACACAGTAAATAAATTTTTATGAAAAGTGAAACAGATAAAAGAGTAACTATAGGTACTTCAACATCAGATGCACCGCTATGTCCAATACTTCATGGGCCAATCCACAGATATAATAAGTTAGTCGCTATAAGGAATGCAAAAGTAAAAGCTGGAATACGGCTTAGTTACAGAGCGGAATAAAAAAATATCCTAAAGTTATTACTACCTTAAAGTTTTTTGTTTTACGAGCGAAGTCAACACATGTCTATACACAGGACGGGACTCAGGTAAACAAAGTTACTTTAGGTAGTAGTAACTTAACTTTATAAATCTTAAATATATTTTTATGGATGAAAAAGTTATAAACCATTATCAGAAGTTTAACAGATTGTCGGATGAGGATAAAACGGATTTACTGTTAACGTGTGGAGAGTATGTAGCCAGTCAATATACTGATGAACATAGGTTAGATATCTATTTATTGGGAATGGAATATGTTGAAGTAGCGTACAGTAGGTATAAGGACAAAGTGGATTATATACTTATGTTAACTTATAGAGATTTAGATACTAACTGTGAATTTATAAGTATAGGGGATTTATGGAAGTAACTAGAATTGCTAACTTTAATAAGTTAAGTACCCAGGGTAAAGTACTTAAGGTAATGAGAAACAGTAGCTATGTTTGTCCACTACCTAAAACAAAAACATTTAATTCTCATTTCTATCTAGTAGAAGGTATGTATATACTAGTTTCTACAAATGTAAGTAATGGGTGTACTACTATTAAGGCACTAGAGTTTGAAGAGTTATCAGATGTTGCAGATGCAGCGGTAAATATAAATGATTTATGGAAAAAATAAAATGGTGCTATACGCCAACAGCAGTTAATCAACATGCAGTTGCGTACATTAAAGATGAGTTAGGTATAATTATTGGAGCAGTGAGATTACGAACATTTAAGGGATCCCCATGTTAAGAAGGATAAACAATAAAAAACGTAAGCTAGAATATATCCGAACTAAAAATAAAATTCGTAAGGTCGGTTATGCATTCCATACAGGAAAAGTATCTTCTCAACTATTTACAATGCCCAAAAAAGATTTTAAGGAACGTATGAATAAGTGCGCTGTGGATGCAACTAGATACTATAGGCTTAAATTTAAAGTATCGGATTTTATAGTCGGGCAAATGGGAACGGATGTTGTATTCGATACATATACCTGGAAATTAAAACTAACTTTATGACAACAACATATAGTAATTCGGAATTCTTTTTTAAAACATATGCTAAATGGTTTAATGGTAAACCTGAAGCACATCAGGAAGTTATCCGAAAGTTATTTTTTAATCGGCCAATTATCATAAGTAATATAGATCGTAAAATAATTACTACTCCATGGAAGGTAAAGAAATAATTATTACGGCTCCTCAATTGCTAATGAGTGAAAAAATTATTGCAGTCATTGGCCTTTCCGCTTGTGGTAAAAGTACAACTGGCAAGCAATTAGCAGAGCGTTATAACTACCCGTTAATATCCACCGATAGTTGTTTATCCTCTACTATGCCGATGCTATGCCTCCATAATAAAATAGCAAAGTATAGTAGCAATGTTATTGTGGAGGGTATGATAGTATACGAACTATTGAGGGACTATAACTTATTTATACCTGATGTTATAATAGAGTGTGTAGCTACTACAGCAGTAAGAGGGCAGAGGTATAATAGTGAAAGGGAAGCAAAGGATTTTACAGCGTTTGATAAAGTATATAGAAGTATGTTAGCGGATAGTCTTCATTGGCGTCCGGAATTAGCTAAGTCCAGGTATATTCAACATATAACACATGAATTGTATTAACTAAATAAAAAATCAACCTATAACTTAAACAAATTTAATTTATATTATGGAAACAGTAATGAGAACCACACACCTACTTAACAATGATGGAAAAGTAATAGGAACAATTTATATTCCTAAGGATTATTACGGATTCGTTCAATTCGGAACACGCGCGTATGAGTACAGAGAAGATCATGGAGGAGGATATCTATCGAGTATGAATTATGAGAATGGCCAGCCAATATATAATGTGGGTAGCGTAGTATTAAACAACAATGTAATTTTAATTCCTTAGTATGAAGAACTATTATTATACCGTATTAACAACCCTATGCCTACTGCTCACTGCCTGTAGTAACGATGGGCAATTTGAAAAAGATAAAACATATACCATTAAGCAAGGTGCCCATAAGTCGGAACCGATATACCTGCCTACAAAAACCGGGAAGCGCTGGATAAACTTTACAGCTAACTTCGATGCTACGTGTCTTTATTCATTAGAAGGAATGGGGGAAGATGCGTTAGATATAAATAAACTTTATGGTTTATCTATCTGCGGTTCGGATCCAACACAGAACAGCACCCGATTCGGATGGAGGCATAACGGCAATGGAGCAATAGAAGTCTTTGCGTTTTGGCATATTAATGGCCATTTTGATTATTACAAGATCGGAGAAACCCTACCTGGTATTGTAGATAGTTATCAACTAGGTATACTAAGTACCTCGTATGAATATTACTTTAACGATACTCACTTAACTGTTCCTAAGTCTTTAAGTTGTAGCAGTTCTAATTATAGATCGTTCCCGTGGTTCGGTGGAAATCTAGCAGCACCAAATACGATGTACATATACATATATGAAACACCTTAAGCATGTTTAGAAAATTAATTTTATTACTGATAGGGGGAATTATCTCCCTATCATCTTACGGGGATAATAGATTACTGAATGATAGTACACTACTTATAGATTCTTATACTAATGCGGATAAGAAAGAAGTGTTGTATTATTTTATGTCTTCTACTTTTCCAGGGCTTAAGGATTCCGCTACTATATTGATTGATGGAAATATACTATACGATCTTCAATCCTTTAAGATGTGTAACGGTGGGAGCGGAGATAATTATTATCCATGGAATATAACAACTGCTAAATTTAAGCCGGCTAATAGTACTCCTGTAAAAATTATTGCTAATGGGGATTATGGATTCTGTGTCCATGGACTTAAGAATTTAATTATAGACGGAAGTAAGGCAGGTAGTGGGTATACTACAGGTACTTACTCAGCACACGATATTAAGTTTGGATTTAACGTAACTAACCTTAAAGCAAGAGGACAGGTATATTCTTTATCCGTACTGCCAGGTGGAACAATTGATATGCAGTCCATAGAGGGTAAGCATGGATTTTGTATAATAAAAGTAAATGGATATGTAGATACATATATAAACTTTTACCTAAGTAACTTCTACCTACACGATTCCGTTGATGGAGAGGGCATATACATGGGATCCACCCAGGCTAACCCCGTATCAAAAATTAGAGGGTGTATACAAAACGGTGTTATAGCAAGAACTGCCTGTGAGGGTTTACAACTACAGCATGTTGCGGGATTTATAGTAAAGGACGTAACTATATTTGCTACAGCAACAGCATACCTTAATCCATTCCAACAATATCAGGACACGGGAATTCAATGGGTATGTGCGGAGGGCAGTAACTTAATAGACAATATTGTAGTGGATGGCTATCGTAGCGTTGGAATAAATTTATTTGGAGGAGATGGAACAGGAGCAGTAAATGTTATTAGTAATACTTTAATGTTTGGTGGACATGGGTCACATATCAATATACATAATTCCTGCAATACAGGCGCCACGTGGACTACTAATGTAGCGGCGGACGTATCTGATTTATCCTACTATACTAATAGTAAAATAACTACTAAGCCCTTTATCATATCTCAATTAACCGGGGATAAAATGACTGGAAATATAATGGTTATTAATTTGGATAAGCCTAGATACGTTAATAGTGGATTTGTAAATTCTGATATAGTTCAGTGGAAAGAGTTTTATGCGGGATGGCTGCAATCGGGAATTAAAACAGTAAGGGTGAATTACAAAGAAGGGCAGATCGTTATAGATACTAATAACGGATATAACTTCTATAGATGTTTAGTTACCCATGATAGTGAAACGGTTAGTCCCAGATATAGTGCTAAGTTTGCCAAACTTCAATGGGATGGAAATGATTTTCCTCCTGATGACTTAAGACTGATAAATTATTTTGGGAATGGTATACCGTATGAGAATAAAATTATTCGAGAGTATTATAAAGGCAATAAGAGAATAGTAGTAAAGGAATTTGAATAACGTTATGAAAAATATAAAATTATACACTAAGGATGGAAAGTTTGTATCAGAGGTAGTAATTCCTGATTTTGTTAGCGCTCCTATAGTACTGAATTGGGGAGCAAGGTATTTTGTTTGGTCGAATTCCGAACAAAAATATTTAGAGGAGTTTTGTTATATGATAGTGAGATATTAAAATTATTTACTAACCAAAGTAAAGTTATTAAACCAACAAAAGTATTTATCGATGTTGCTAAAGCCTATAAGGACGGCTTTTGGACGATAGGACTCAAAGGTTCCGCTCGTTCCAGTAAGACTGTGTCCATAGTACAGTTCCTACATTTTATATTAACTAGTTCATCGAAACATAGAAAGGCTTCTATAGTTTCTCAATCATTCCCCCATCTAAGGGACGGAGCTATATACGAGTATGAAAAATTCCAAGCGAGGGAAAACATAGTCGTAAAGCATCAATCTTCCAGACACGAATTCAGTGTTAGAAATTCCATAATAAATTATTTTAGCGTTGACGATCCTACTAAAGCAGTAGGCCCGGATAGGGATATCTGTTATGCTAATGAAATGAATAACGGTATAACGTTTGATACTTATACAAATCTTAAGGTAAGAACTAAGGAGTTATTTGTGTTCGACTATAACCCTAGTGCGGAATGGTTTTTAAGCGACCCTAATTCTGGCATACTAGATGATCCTAAAACTATTATACTTAATTCTACTTGGTTAGATAATTTAGATAATCTTACCGAGTCTCAAATACAATACTTTCTTAATGCTAAAAAGAAAAGTAAGTCCTCAGACTATTGGAGATATTGGTGGGAAGTATATGGTTTAGGAAAGGATGCAGTATTATTAGAGGAACGTATAATGCCCTTTATTAAATTATGTTCTTCAATACCCAAAGACGCTATTCAAATACCTAACGGTTTAGATTTTGGATTCTTTCCTGACCCTACAGCGTTTATAAGATTGTGGGTAAAGCCTGGTTTGCTAAAGGATGATTTATATATTGAAGAAGTAGTGTACGATTATCGTTTGTCTATCAATAGTAAATCGGATGGAGCTAGTAACTTACTAGACAGGCTTAAAACAAAAGGAGTAAATAGTAGTCATTTAACTATTGCTGAATCTGCCGATCCAAAAGCAATAGAAGAAATGAGGGGAGCAAAATACAATGTAGAGGCAGTTAGAAAAACTAGTGTAGAAACTAGTATAAGAGTATTCCACGACTATAATATTCACGTGCTGGATAACTCTCTAAATACTTATAAGGAATTAAACAGTTATAAATTTAAGAGGAATCGTAAGGGAGTTATATTACCCATACCAGCAGATGGGCAAAGCGACCACTCCATTGATTCTATAAGATATGTACTAATGAGCCGGAACACTAGATGGAGTATTAAAAAATAAAAACTATAGGAGGGCATGGGTTATGAGGAAGACAATAACTTTTTTAATATTTCTACTAATGTTATTCCTTATACTGCTATCCCGTTGGATTGTAACACTTAACTACTAACTATATTATGAATTTATTTATGGACATAGAAACAACAGGGCTGCCAACGAAAGGGCATAACTGGGATACTAACTATATGGATTATCCGTATATAGTATCAATCGCATGGAAGTTTAAAGATAAAATGAACTATCATATAATTTATCAGGAAGGACGTGTCATACCAATAGAAGCAACTAAGATTCACGGCATAACCACTAAGATGGGGAATGATAAAAGTAAGACAACAACTTTAGAAGATGTCTATAAACTTTTTGTTAAGGACGCTGTGTTATCAACTAATGTTATAGGACATAATATTTATTTTGACACATCGATAGTTAAAGCAGGAATCTTAAGAAAATTTGGCGCTAAATCTAAAGAAGCTAAATTAATAGACGCTCTATTAGATAAAGATAAACGTATGGATACTATGCGTAGCGCCCAGAAATTTATGGGAGGTAAATGGCCGAAGCTTACGGAGTTACACGAACGGCTATTTAATAAACCATTCCCCGCACATAACGCTGCGGAAGATGTATTGGCGACAGAAAGATGTTTTTATGAAATGAGAAAAAGAAAAATATTATGATAACAACTTATATAGTTATTTATACTTGTCTAATCTTAGTTATACTATTAGGAGCCCTGGCATTGTTAACAACATCTAAACAATTTAAAAAGTAAGACTATGAAAAAATTAATACATAAGTTTTTAAAGCGCACTCATGTTATCATTGAGTATGTAGGAACTAAAGGGGAACCGCTCCATAAATTTAATTTATATAATCCTTTTGGATGGGTAATACTAATCCTTTACGCAACACTTGCCGGCGTTGTAGAGTTTATCAAAGCATTTTATTTTTCTATTAAACAAACAATTAAAGATTCATTATGAGTATTGAATTAATTATTTATCTACTATTAACTTGGATAATGTACATAGTATTAGAAGTTTTTATCCAAGCGCTTATTCGATATGGACAAGGAGGTAAGCCAATTCATATAATATTTTTCATACTTCGAGTAATGTTTTCCATAATTACAGGAGTAGTATTTAACGTAAGTAATTGGTTGGAGTATCTGCTGTTACTATTATTCCACGTGTCCACCTATGTTATTATATTTAGTCCGTTACTCAGCAAGGTTAGAAGTCTGTATAATATCGTAGATAGATCATGGAATTACTGGCTAATAGAGGACGGATCGTCCATAAAACACTTTAGAGGACATATCGGTTTATACAAGTTCTTCTATTTTGCCCATGTAATCGTGTGTCTTGGTGCAATATTGGCTATAACCAGGCTATTTGCAGCCTAAAAACCCTTAAAATACAGTGATTATCGACATTTTATATTCCAGTTATTTTGCTATAGTATTGCCCTTAATCCACAAACTGTGAGTCTTTTAAACCCATTCGTCCGCAAATCTATGGATGGCACTGACCTTTGGCCAGATGCTAATCAGGAACTACTCGGTTCCCTAAAGGGGAGGACTCCTTTTGTTAATTACATGTTCTTTAGTAATACTCCATACTGGCAAGGGCTTCAGGGATTTCATGCATTGTTCGAATGCTTCCATACTAACCCAGTATTATTTTCTACTATAATGATTAAGGCTAGAGAATACTCTAACATGCAGATCAAAGTAGTAAACAGAAACACGGGAGTAGAGGAACCTTGTAACACGAGGAAGGATATACCTAAAGCTATTTATGATTTATTTGCAAGACCTAATGTACTGCAAAGTACTTGGGAATTTTTATTGCAGCGTAAAATATTTGAAGAGGTAGCAGGTAACTCTTTTACGTACGGGAATTTTTCTTTAGGTATGAAACATACAATCCAAAATACTGTAGCGTTATGGAATGTATGGCCGGAACACATGAAATTTAAATTGCGTGGAAACTACTTTGAAGCTACTGACATATCCGAAATTATAGAACAGTGGAAATTTGAATTCGGAGTGTATAAAAAAACCTGGGAACCACATGAGATACTACATAAGAATAAACCGAATACGGATATATCCAATGGATTAATTTTCGGTAGGTCAACTGCTTGTAGCCTTTCTCGCCCTCTATCAAATATTGCTATGGCTTATGAAAGTCGTAATGTTATGATGAAAAATAGAGGGATGAGGGTAATTTTTACATCGGATAAAGGAGATGATAGTGGAAGGATCCCATTAAATGATGATGAGAAAACGGATTTAAATAATTCCGCTAAAGAGTACGGAATGCTGGAGAATCAAAAACAATTTTTCTTTACGCACCTTCCTTTATCTGCAACTGTCATAGACCAGGACGTTCGTAAGCTAGGACTGTTCGAAGAAATAGCAACAGACGCTATGATTGTAGCAAATGCTTATGGGGTGCCTGAGATATTATTGAAGTTATATTTAGCAGGAGCTACTTTTGAAAATCAGGAGGCAAGTGTTAGAAGACTTTACCAGGGTACTTTAATCCCAGAGGCGTTAGATGACATGATAGCCTTCAATACTTTTCTAGGCTTATCAGATACTGACTGGATGATCGTTCCTTCCTTCGATCATGTACCAGCGCTCCAGGAAAGTGAAAAAACTAAAGCTGAAGCTAAAAATATAGAAGGTACTATGGCTATGAATGAGTTTAGTAAAGGACTTATCACATTGCAGGAATATCGAGACCGTATGGGATACGGAACAGCTCCTGACGAACTACTAAAACAAACAACTGATGAACCAACAGCAGCAAACCAATAAGCCATCTAAAAAGGAAATAGAATTGGCTAAGGTAAGAAAAGAAAAACAATTGCAGGGTAATAAAATAGTTAGGAAATAAAAATGAAAAAGACAGCTATTCCATATTTCAAAGAGAGGAAGGAATTATTTGACTTTCTTATAGAGCATAAGGAATTACTTATTGCGGAAAAGAAATATTTTCCTAAGTACGGGGATGGAATACCTTTTATAAATACTTTCTACGATACTAAATCATCTAGCTATAAGGCTAACATGCCTGTAGACGTAGGTAGCAAGGATGAATTGAAAGTAAAGTTAGCTATAAACACTACTAAGATATTGGATAGTCATTTAGATGTGCATATTGACGGGCTGTGGAAAAAATCATTATCTGAAAATAAAAATATCAAACATCTTCAGGAGCATGAAATGAAGTTTGATAAAATAATAGCGGATAAACAAGACCTTAGCGTATATACTGAAAAACTTACTTGGAAAGAATTAGGATTTAAATTTAAAGGGGATACAGAAGCGTTAATATTTGAATCCTCTATAAAAAAGAGCCGTAATGCTTTTATGTTTGAGCAATATGCTAAAGGATATGTGGATAACCATAGCGTAGGTATGCAGTATGTTCAATATGTTATGTGTATAAGTGACCCTGCTTATGGTGCGGAGTTTGAAGCCTGGGAAAAATATTTTCCTATGATTGTAAATGCTGATGTGGCCGAAAGTGTAGGGTATTTTTGGGCAGTTAAGGAAGGCAAAGTTATAGAAGGTAGTGCTGTTCCGCTAGGTAGTAATTACGCAACTCCAACGTTGGATAATAACATGAAGAGCTCGCCGGGACTATCCCACGAGAAAAACCCGCCGGAAGTTACCACGGGATTAAATTATGATTATCTATTGGAGAATATTTAATAAATCAAAAACTAAAAAACAAAAATGAAAATTAAATTTTTAAAACCGTATCAAATCCATTCAGGAGTAAAGCTGTTACTAGCTTCTCTTCTTTTGGTAGGGGGAAACTTTATAGGAGCAGCCTTGTGCTTACTGTTCCCCGCCTTTAATATTAATATGGGAATTCTTGCAACAGGTGGAGGCGACCCTGAGGCCAAAGAAAAAGAATTGCTGGACAAGATCGAGTCTAAAATTGCTAAGGCTGTAAAAGCATCTTTAGAAGGCAAGATTGATGAAGATCAATTAAACAAAGCGCTTACTAAAATTAACAAAGAAATAGCAGCCCTTTCTAATGAAGCTATTGCGGAAATTAAGAAACGCGTTGACGAAATGACTATTAATGGTGAAGCATTAGTTAAGCAACTTAAAGAAGCTGAGGAAGCGTTAAGAGCACAAGGTATAGAACTTAAAAAACTTAAGGAATCAGGTGAGCAAACTTCAGAAGAAAAAAGAGTAACGTTCCGTCAGGCATTGAAGGATGCTATTATGGATAAGAAAGATAAAGTACTTAAGGAACGTAATGATGAGTATGGGAAACGTTTTTCAATGAAGGATTATTTTGTTGAAGACGGAAATAAACAAACTCCTCAATTTACTATTAAAGTTGCTGTGGATATGCTGGAATCTAGCATCGTTCAAAATAACGTAGCTACGATAAGATTAACGGAGCTAGATGCACAACGGGTTAGTATTCCTTTGACTATCTATCCGCACGTTATGAGTGTGTTTAATAGTAAAACTATCTCACGTCCTAATATGGCTTTGCTAGTAGTATATAGTTACGAAGACGGAGCAGCAACTAAAACAGAAGGAGCAGCATCTTCTAAATCTTCTTTCTTATTGAAGACCGTAAGCTTTGCAGCTTTTTACATTGCTACTTACTTTACCCTGTCTGATGAAACATTGGACGACCTGGATGAAGTACTGGACGAAATTTCAATTGTAGCTCCTAGTAAAATACTAGATAAAATTGATACCTATATTTTAGGTTCTGCCGGAGATGATGCAACAGCAATTGCAGGTATATTAACAGCTAACAAAAATACAGCGTACGCTACCCAATTCGGAGCAGGTACAATCGACGCCGCTTACATTGTAGATGTTATAGCAGACGCTAAACTGCAATGTGAGACTAATAAGTACCGTCCTAATGTTGTTTATCTTAATCCTACTGATGTTGCGTCCTTAGCAGCTAAGAAAAATACTTTCGAGGATTCCAAAACGGATAAACGTGTTGTATACGATGCCATCGGTAATCCTGTAGCAGTTTGCGGACTTCGTGTTATTATCAGTACTGCTATTACAACTAATACTTGTATCGTTATTGATATTGCACAACCATGGATCGGTAAACGGAAAGACATGACTATGGAAATTGGGTACAATGGAACCGATCTTACTGAAGGTCAGAAAACTGTTGTTATCAAAACCCGTGTAGCGTTCGGTGTTAGGGATAAAGCCGGCGTTATTTATGTTTCCGATATCGCTACCGCTGCCAACACGTTAACTAAAGTAGGATAATGATAATAGAATTATCGGGGGATCCTAACAGAATTAAATCCTTTTTGAAATTATCTAAAGGATTTAATATTTCTGTAAAGCACCATATAGATGGGGAAGCGGAAACGCTTCTACCTTCTAATGATGAGCCTTTGGAGGAAATTACTTTAGAGTATGCTAACAATGATACTACGGAAGAAGAAACGGAAGTTAAAAAACCAAAAATAAAAAAGAAGTAAACTAAAATGAAAAATATATTATACCTAATAGCATTTATAACCCTTGCATCCTTGCAAGTAAATGCACAGTCCGCTATTAAAGTATTTAAAAGTACTAGCAACTTAGCAACTGATACGGTAGTTAATACAGCTACCGAGTACCTTACCAGTCCGGTTAATACGGGTAACGGGCCTACTACTATTCAAGTAGTGGTAACAAAAATAAGTGGAACAGTAGGAGGAACAATATCATTGCAAGGCAGTGTAGACGGTACTAGTTATAAAGCTCTTAATACTGAAGAAACACAAACTGCACTTGCTACTATTACCGCTACGGATGCAAGTAACGTATACCATTGGAGGCTGAAGGATAACCCGTTTCTCTATTACAGAGTTAATTGGGTAGGAACAGGCACAATGTCCGCTACAGTCGCGGCTAAATTAATTACGTTCGCCCACTAATAAAAAAGCACTAACGGATTTTGTTATGATAGTTACTGTTGATGACTTCGACGCTATTCCTTTTAATCTTTCTAGTTCCGTAACTACTGCTAGTTCTTTTGAGGACTACATAGTGGAACAGGAGGAATTGGAATTGCGTAGAATTCTAGGCAGTAACTTATTTGAAGCTTTTAAGGCAGGACTTGCAATAGTTACTCCGGCGCAAAAATGGGTGGATTTAAAGGCTGGAAAAACTTACCAATATCTTGGAAAAACTTATCGTTGGTACGGCATGAAGAAGGCGCTTGTTCCTTTTATATTTTCTAAATGGTTGAAGGACACGACGCAATTTCCAACAGATGTGGCAGTAGTGGAAGCTACTGTAGAAAATGGTAAGTCTGTAGGGCCAGCTATAAAAATAGTTAAAGGATATAATACATATAGTAGCTTAGTTGGAGAGCATTGTAAAGTTAAAGATACTCTATACGGCTACTTGTTAAATTCTGAAGCTACTTACCTTTCTGATTTAGGGGATGATTATACTTCTATGTTAACCTACCTCAGATTAAATTTTAAACGGCCTGGTAAAATGAATACGTTTAGCATATAGTTATGTATATCGTAGATGCAATAGAGTATATAGTTAATAGTATGCGGACAACACCTGTTGCCCCGGATGCTAAAGGAGCAGGAGCTCCGTACTTTATGCCTGGCCATAGAAAAGAAATTGCTAATAGGTTACTAGAGGCGGATAACGATAAAGTACATAAGTATCAGAAGTACCCTCTATTTGCTTTAAGGATGGATATATCTGAAGATGTAGTGGAGGACAGAGTAACTTACAATTTAAATATTGCAATACTTGCTTTATCCGACAGAGTAATGAACTCTGAGGAACGCATAGCAACTGTTTTTAAACCTATACTCCATCCTCTGTATGAGGAATTTTTTGTAAGGCTTAGAAAATCTGGGATTTTTATGGGCCCAGGAGCATTGCAGAAACCTAGTCATACAAAAATAGATAGGCCATATTGGGGGAGCAGTACTTTAGAAGGCAATACTAAATTTTTTATTAACGACCCGTTAGATGCTGTTGAAATAGTGGATTTGAAACTAACACAAAGAATTAAAAACTGTTAAACAAAATGGAAACTTGCACAATAGATAAAGATAATATATACATCAGTCTATGTAATAAGATGCCAGAAATGCCTGCTAGTATTATAACTACAGGCATAAACTTTAAATTCGCTCCTGCTGATTTAGTAGATGCAGCAACATTTAAAGCAGCACTTCAGGCAGCAGTAGAGACTGGTAAAGCTTCGCGTATTTATATATGGCCTCCGTTTAAAGGATTGGAAAATGCTTCGGAAGCTGCCGTATATGAAGATACTCCCCTTGCTACTATGCGAGTTAGGGATGGAAAATATGCCTGGAGATTTTTCATAAACGAAAATATCTGCTTGCATAAAGCAATGTTTAGTCATAGGTCTAATTCCGGTAGAGTGTTTATCATCGATAGCGCTAATCAGATTATTGGAATGAATGATGTTAGCGGTAATTTTATGGGGTTAAGCATATCCCTTTTAAATACTGAGAAAATGGTATTTAACGACGGATCCGCAACTTCTAAATCTCCTATATATTTAGTTCTTAAAAACAACAAGGAGTTTGATCAGAATGGAACTATCCTTAGTAAGGACATTGCATATGTGGTTAATGAAGTAGTAAGATTAGCCGATGTGGATTTAACTATTTCCGGTGCTGTAGCAGCATCAGGCTTTGCCGTTAAGGTATCACAAACTTGTGATGGAACATTGGTTAGTGGATTAGTTAAGGCTGATTTTGTAGTAACAAATAATGCCGGAGCTACACAGTCAGTGAGTACGGTAGTTGAATCTTCCGAAGGTATTTACACAGTGACTCCAACCACTACATTTATAGATGGTTATGTAGATTTAGTAGTACCTGCATCATTGACCGTAGATGCTTACGAGTCTACAGGTAAAGCAACAGTGAATATACCATAGTAGTTTTGAGGTTTTATATTGAGAGGGAAAAAAGGCTGAGTAACTTCAGCCTTTCTTTACTATGAGTAAACTAGAAAGATTTTCTAAACGCTTAAGAGCAGTCTCCGAAGAGGAGATAAAAAGTGAGGTACTTAGAATAATAAAAAGGAATAGAGCTAGGGTAATAGAACTTAATCAAAACCAGCTACTATTTGAAGGTAAGGACAGTAACGGAGTAAAGTTACAACCATATGCCAGTGAATGGTATGAGAATTACAAAATACTTCTTAATCCGGCGGGGGTAGTTGATTTAAGAGTTACGGGTAAATTCTACAATAACTTTTTTGTTAAGGCAGATAGTTTCCCAATAATAGTAGATTCTAAAGATAGTAAACGGGATGACCTAGTAGAAAAATATGGGGAATCAATTTTCGGTTTGGATGAAGAGAGTCGTAAAATATTTACTGATGAAGTTCTTACAAAAGAAATCATCGACTACGTCCGTAATATTTTACAGCTATGAAGATATAACGTTAAAGCTATACATGAACATAGCTAAGACGAATGACTTAACACTGCTTATTAAAAAGGGGAAGACAAATATTGAAGACTGTTTAATAGCTTGGGAGCGTATAGTTCAAAGTACTTGTAAAGCAACTAGGACGTTTGAGTATGATACTAAGTTTAATAATTTAGCACAGTATAATAAGTTGTTATATGATTTTATCTTAGTTAAAGGATCCTTACTAAGACTGTGTTTAAAATATAATAAGGAAGACGTAGCTTTTTTAAAGGGTAAAAATTATAAAATAGATACGTCCTCTAATGAAGCTTATGCGGACAGTCTTCAATTGATGTTAAGAAGGTCGGATAATATAATAACAAAACTTAATTCTAAAAAGAACGAAATAGCAGCTAGTAATCAGGAAGGGGATACAAGACCTGTAGAATTTGAAGAGCTAATAGCAGGGATAAGTGCTGAGTTAGGTTTTGAAGTAAGTACAGAAGTAACACTAGCTAGGTATAACGAGTATAGAAAAATAGTAGGCCGCAAACAAAAATCGAATGAGCGAGATAATCAGCGATAAGGATATAAAAGCTCCATTAGATATGGCACAGAACTTCAATGTTCTTGCTGATAGTGTAGATAAGGTAACGGACAATACTAAAAAACTACAACAGACTTACGCTAAGGTTGATACTATTACTAATTTAAAAAAGGAAACTGGACTTCTGGTTACACAACAACAAGAACTAGTAAAAGTTCAATCACAAATGTCTACATCGGCAGCTAGTGCTAAGGATTCCTTATCTCAGTTAGCTCCAGGACTTACAAGTGCAGCATCAGGTTTTATGTCCATGACTAAAGCGGCACTAGCATTTATTGCTACACCCATAGGTGTTGTCGTAGCAGCTTTAGGAGCCGCGTTGTACGCCTTAAGTGCTTATTTTAAAAGTTCAGAAGCGGGACAAAATAAACTTAATAAAATTATGGCCGTTGGTTCTGCTATAATGGAACAGTTTATGAATGTGGTGGAAGACTTTGGGGAGGCTATATTCAATGCCATATCAAATCCTAAACAAGCTCTTATAGATTTTGGTAACTTACTAAAGCAGAATTTAATTAATCGCTTTATGGGGCTGCTAGAATTAATCCCAGCATTAGGTAAGTCCATTATGTTATTGTTTAAAGGACAGTTTAGAGAGGCTGGACAAATTGCTTTTGATGCAGTTATTAAAGTTACTACAGGTGTAGAGCACGCTAGTGATAAACTTGCTGAAATGGTAAAAACTACTATTGCTTTAACAGAGGCTGGATATCAGGCGGGTTTAAGATTAGCAGCACTTCAGGCAAGCATAGATAAAAAGGAAAGAGCTTTAATAGTCGAACGTGCCAGGGTTAATTTAGAAGTTGCAAAGCTTAGGGAAAAAGCAGCGACATTAGAAGGAGATGCCAAACGCAAGGCATTGGAAGAGGCAATTGCAATGGAACAAAAATTGTCTGATAAAGAGGTAGGACTTGCAAAAATACGTTTAGACTTAGCAAAAGAAAAAGTTAAAACAAACGGGGATGATAAAGAGGCGCTTAATGACGTAGCGGAAGCAGAAGCTAATTTGTTTAACGCTAGGAAGATGGCGTATGATAATACTTTAAAGTTTCAAAAACAGTTAGAAGCTTTAAGGAATGAAGTTGCCGCGGCTGAAGCTAAGCGTAAAGCAAAGGAACTTAAGGATGCTATAGATGGGCAAATGCTTAAGTATCAACAGGAGTATAACCTAGCCAAACAAAATTTAGATGATAAGGTAAACTTAATAAAACAGGAAGTAGTAGAAGGTAAGAAAACTAAAGAGGATGGGGATAAGGAAATTCTTGCTTTAGAAAAATCCTTAGCTGATGAGTATGTACAGATACAAATAGATAAACTTCAAAAAGTTTTAGCTATTGAAGGACTGAATAAGGAGGAGCAAGTTAAGGTAGAAACAGAACTACAAAAACTTAAACTAGATTTACAGGATGCGTACTACAAACAAGTTGAGGATAAGCGTGCTCAGGAATTAAAAAAAACGGAGGAATTCTTAGGCAATGTACAGACTGCATACTCATCATTTACTGATGCTTTAGGAACTGTAGTAAGTTCGTTTACCGATGCCAGGTTAGGGCAAATAGATAAGGAACAAAAATCATATGAGGATTCTTTAGCTAGGCAGATAGCAGCAGCGGGAGATAACGAGGAGCAGAAAAAGAAATTAGAGGAGCAAGGAGAAAAAAGGAGACAGGAGTTTGAGAAAAAAAGAATAGATGCACAACGAAGGGCAGCTATATTCGATAAGATTGTATCTGCGATACAGGCGGGTATAGCTACGGCCTTAGCTGTTACGAAACTTGGAGTCGTTACTCCAATGGCTATCGCCGCCGGTATTGCGGGAGCTATTGAAGTAGGTGCTATACTAGCTAAACAAATACCTCAATATGAAGACGGTATCGACAATCACCCTGGAGGCTTAGCAGTTGTTGGAGACGGTAAAGGGCCGGAACGTATATCTATACCAGGTAGAAAACCGTTCCTTTCGCCTAGTGTTCCGACGCTGTTAGACTTACCAGCAGGAACTAGAGTAGACTCCTATGAGGATACTATGGGATTAGCGATGACTGCTATAAATTCTAATGACTCTATGCGGACTAGACGTTCCGGAGGTGATTTAAGTAAATTAGCTAGAGGATTAGCAGATGTTAAATACGCAATAGAACAAAAACCTGTAGCGTCTATTAATATAAGCAGGCAGGGAGTAGAAAAATTAATATCCAATGCGCATACTAAAACTTACTTATTAAATACTCTTTATAGATAATATGGCTTTAAGGATTCAATTAATTAATGATATAGTAGGAGCGTTAGTGATACGCCACGATGATCCTATGGACATTAATGCGTTGTCTCAAACTATTAAAAGAAGTGAGGATAGCGATGGAGTAGTATACCAGATAATTTTTGATCTTGAATTTATAAAGGCAGGGAGGAGGTTTATTAAACAATGCTATGAAACTGCCGGAGGAATAGATGCCATAGTACTTGCAAATCTTTACGAGCGAAATCCTAATAATAGAAAATGGATACTTCGAGGAACCGGACAAGTAAGCTACTCTAATTATGATTTAGGGGAAATAGATGTAGTAGTTAATATAGAACAATCAGGAGTGGAACGTAGGGTTATAAATCTCATGGAAAAAGATGTAGATTTAGAAACAGAAGTTAGTGAGAATGGTTCCGCTTTACCCGCGCAAACAATATTTGATATACCCTTTCACAGTAAGGCAATATTGAAGTTATACGAAGCTAAACCAAACGCGGATACGTTTGAGGACGATACACATACTACATATACTTTTCCTAACGTGCCTTTAGGGCCTGATACGTATGTAAGTTCCGTAACCTATGTTCAAATTGATAATAGTACACTAGCTAAAGGGGACTTGGAACAAAATTTTAGTACCCCTTTTTCCTCAGTGTTTTATGATGATATAACTAGTGAAATGGTAGGTGCTGGAGATACTACTATGTATACCGACTTCCTATCTGAGAGCGTTAGAAAAACTTTTAGGAACCCTATATATGATGCGGTGGATGAAGGAACTTTAACAATTGACCTTCAACTTGCAATGAAACATAAGATGGAGGCTGTTCAACCTAGTAGTGGGCCAGGAAGTGGAGATGTGGATATTTGTGGTTCCGGCATATTAGGTAATGTAGAAGTCTTTGCATGGTGCGAGAAAAGGGATAAGGATGATAACATAATTTTTATAGACCAAATAGGTCAGTGGGATTTAACAGGCTGCGGAGGTACTACAAGGGAAGGAGTATTTGAAACTAAGAACTATACAAATACTATAGCTACAGTTTTAGGGGATAAGGTATATTGGTATTTAACTTATAGAATTTATGGAACTTATGATGGCCCTGGACAAATACCTACCGGGCCTAGTGGGTCAGTAATCCATACATATACCTTGGAAGTTGATTTAGATAATACTTATCTTAAGATGAGTAATAAAACTATTTCTGCTGAAACTACTGTATCAACACCTTTAATTTATGAAGCTATTGAACGGTGCGTACAGTACTACACTAATCAGGTAGATTGTTTTAGGAGTACTTTACTTGGACGTACCGATATAGGGTATGGTGAGGATGGAGAAGGAGCATTGATTGCAGTTCCTAACGGACATAGGCTAAGATTAAAAAATGATAAACAAATATTTAGTAGTTTAAAAGACCTGTTAGAGTTTGTTAATGCAGTTTATTGTATAGGATGGGGGTTCCAAATAATTGATGGCAAGCAGTACTTTGTAGTAGAGAAGAAAGAATTTTTTTATGATAAGACTACTACTGTTGCTTCTTTGGGAAAAATATTTAAGCCTAGAAAAAAAGCAATAGCTAAACGTTACTATAACCAAATTGAGTATGGATATAATACTAAGGTAGAAATAAACCAGGTCAATGCGGTGGATGAAGTTAATACCATACGTCGATCTTCTATACCAATAGTTAATACTCCTAATCAACTTAAAGTCAGTACTAAAACTATAACAGCCGGATATATTATTGAGTATGAAAGAAGGTTATACTCTTCTACAAAAGATGGCAGGTATGATGATAGTAATTTCGCCGCTGTTGTTATAAGGGATGGACTAGGGTTTAGAAGTAAAAAGGATGAAGGATATTCTTTAATTACAGGAGTCTACGATTCTCCTAGTGGATATAACTATGATATAAGTCCAGCTAGAATGAGAATGAATTGGCGAGTGTTTATATCTTCCGGATTAATTAGAAGCTTTAATAAAGTTTGTAAGTTTAGTTCTGGAGAAGTTAACTACACTATGGTAACTCAAAAGACTACAGAGTCTGTACCCGTAGCAGAAAACGGGGATGAAGATTTAACAAATATAGAACCGATATTTGACCTTGAAGAGTATATACTTAATAATGTACCAATGCCTGCTAATGTTATTACTGCTATTCTTAATAACCCTTACGGAGTTATAGAATTCCAAGATAAAACAGGCGCAACATTTGAAGGGTTTTTAAATCCTGGAGCCGGAATAGACTATGACGCTGTTAAAAAGATAGCTGATATAAAATTATTAAAAGTATTTAGACCTTAAGCATATGCCTTGGATAACAACAGACGCTAGTTTTTTTGATAGCTTTACTCAGGGAACATTTGAAGACGTTTTCCCTAGTTCTGCATACCCACAAAATACTATTATTAGTAGGTATAAATGCCAGGACGCTTTTACTCATAGTATCGCTGAAGCATATGCGGGTACAGGTTCGGGAGAGCTTTATAGTTTTGATGAGCTAAGTATGCTACAGCTATATTGTGGTAAAGGAAGAACAAACGGTAGAAGATATACTATATCAGGCAAAATAAAATTTGTACCTAATCTATCCGTATGGGATTCCAGTGATGAAGTGTTTATTAAGTTTGGCATTTTCGGAGGTATGGGAGAGGTTAGCTATGACATAAGAAATGCCATAGCCGGATGGATGTCGTTTTCTACACAGGTATCCTGGGTAGGAGGTTCTGATGTTAACGTAAATGCTGTAGATTTATCTGTTAGATATACTATATTTAATTCTACGTCCACGGATCCTTTAACTGCTTCTAGTATTTTCTTTGATCAACTAACAGCAATAGAGGAAGAGTTTTTAGATGTTGTACCTTTATCCGCTACCTATACTAAGACGGACGTTACATCATCAGGAGGAAGCGATGGAACTATTGTTGTTACTCCCGCTGGAGGTTCCGGTACCTATACATACGTTTGGGGGGATGGGCCTACAACACAAAATAGAAGTGGATTACCTAGTGGAACATATATTGTTACTGTTACAGATTCAGGAACTGCGGAAACTGTTGATCTTACAATTTACATAACAGAGCCAGAACCTACTCCTACTGTTTTAGGAACATTATTACAGGTTCCTTTAATGAATAGTTTAACATTTGTAGTTAATCCTATAGTGCCTGATAATTGTACTACTTTTCAGGAACAGGACAATGTTTTATTTTGTCATCAGGTACAGCCAGGCTTTGAAGCTGGTCAGTACTATAATAAAGTTTGTAAATGTGATTTACTCACAACACAATTTAATACGGACTTTAATAGCCCTGTAGTAACATTGCACGACTATGATACAGACGAGCTAATTAAAACTTTTATTAATTCTCTTAAGGAACAAAATATAGGAGTTACTGAAGACTTTTCTGTGTACTTAAAAAACCATACAGATTTTCCAGGACAAAGCAGAGTTTATTTCGGTGTCGGAGCGCCTCCTATTCCTTTATCTGTTGGAGATTCCTTTGAGATATTAAACAACGTAGATGGGTATAATGGTACGTATACTATAGTAGATATACAAAACGATATTTCTTTCGGCTACCAATATTTAGTTATAAATAAAAACTATGTAGGGCCAGGAACAACCAGCAGCGCTACAGGTAGATTTACTTCTAACAGTGAAGATTTTAACGTTTACGAAAGTCCGCACGATTTTTCAGATGTAGCCGTAGGAGTATACTATGTTAAAATAACTGTGTCCGATTCGGGCAGTACTCAGTACGCTGTTTCAGAACCTATAGATTTACAAGTCGATCATAGCGAAACAACATATGTAGAAGCTAGGAACGTGGATAATGCTTTAGGACTTACGTTTACAACTGGGTACATAATTAAACTACGCGTCCCTGCTGTTTTCTTTAAACGCTTCCCTGGAGGAGCGCAAAATATTTCTAGAGACTCAGATTATTCAATGGTTAAAACGGAGGGAATAGCTACTAGAATGTTAACGTTAGAAGTATATATGGTACCTCCTTATCTACATGAAAAGTTAAGTTGGTTATTTAAAATGGATTTCTTTTCTATAAATAAAGTGGAGTTTCAAACAGACCAGGCATACGCTGATCCTCAATATTTGGACAGATTTATGTTAGCCAATTCATCTATTAAATTAGAGAAGAAACAACTATTTAATAACTACAACAGTGATGATATAGGCTCCATCGCTGAAGGAGGATTCTTAGTAACTGAAACAGGATATTTAAAAATATAAATTCCCATGAATAAAAGATTTGACCAGCTACCTTTAAATGCTGCTATCCCTTCAGTAGCTTGGATGGGCTTCTTTAATGAGGACACAGGAACTACGGAGCGATTTGATTTTTCTACTTTATTTGTTCCATCGACTGAAGACTTTCGCTGGTTCGGAGATGTTACATATGCTTTAGGTGCAGTAAGAACTTACGGGGGTAAGTTTTGGGAGTCCCAACAAAATGCTAACTTAAATCATACTCCCGGTACGGATATAGCTTGGTGGATTGAAGTTAGTAAAAGTTCTTCAGGACTTGTATTTTGGGCAGCGGGAATTTATGTTGATGCAGAGGCATTTGTACTGTACGAAATAAATTCTGTAGCTTATTTATTTAGGCTAGATCCTTCAGAACCTAGACCGTTTAACTCTAGTAACTTTACTACTGAGTTATCCGCTGGTACCTGGCAACAGGTAGGGGAGGTAAGAGCTATAGAGGTAACTACTGCCGGAAGCACGGTTACACTACCTATGTCTTTACTTACTAAAATGCGTTTTATAGAAGATGCTCCTATAGCTGCTCCTAAAACATGGGCTATTAGTGGAGATGATAACGCAGAGAGGATTGAAATATTTAGATTTTCAGTAACGGGATTACATGCTCAAACTATGCCATCTAACTTTTTTATGGAAACATGGAAATCAGAATGGGATCCCGCGACTAAGATATGGACGCCCTCTTTTGCCGGTCGTTATCAGGCTGAATTAGATTATAATAAGGATACGGATGAATGGTATGTAAAAATGTTTGGCCCTTTTTAATATGAAAAAAATATTTCTTTTAATTATAAGCATTGTAGTAGCTACTCTGTCTTATGCACAAGTTCCATTTACAGCATACGCATTGTATCTGAAAAGTGGATCAGTTGGTATTGCTGGAACTAATAACGGAACAATTTATTATGATCTAGGCGACAATAAATTTAAATTTCGACAAGCTGGAAGCTGGATAGAAATAGGAACCGGAGGAGGTTCGGTAACTAGTGTATCGGTAGTAACTGCTAACGGGATTAGTGGTTCTGTAGCTAATCCAACCACTACTCCTGCAATAACTTTAACGTTAGGTGCTATTACTCCAACAACTGTTAATGGAGTAACTCTATCAGGTAGTAGCACCCCAACATTAGCAGTCACGGGGACATCTAGTATATCAGGAGCTAATACAGGGGATCAAACTATTACATTGACAAGTGACGTTACCGGATCAGGAACAGGAAGCTTTGCAACAACAATAGCAGCTAATGCTGTAACATACTCAAAGTTCCAACAGTCTGGAACTGGAATGTCCTTACTCGGACGTGCTGCAAATAGCTCCGGTAACTTTGCGGAAATTACAGCAGGATTTGATTTTGAAGTGCTGAGACGAAATGGATCCTCAATAGGTTTCGGGTCAATAAATCTGGCCAGTGTTAATACTGTAGGGACTTCATTGTTGAGACTAAACAATGGGGGAGTTAATGCGGATTTATCTGCTACAGGAGGTACAGGACAATATCTTAAACAAGCGTCTTCAGGTGCCGCAATAACTGTCGGGACTATTCCTGCTTCGGACATAGCTTCTATTGGAGCGCTTACTAAAGTGGATGATACTAATGTAACGTTAACTTTAGGGGGAGCTCCTTCAACAGCGTTATTATCTGCTACATCATTAACGCTAGGATGGACAGGTACATTAGGGTACGCTAGGTTTGTAAATGGTGGAGGGCTATCTGTTGTAGGACGTTCTACTAATTCGGCGGGTGTTCAGGCTGATATAACAGGAACAACTGATCAGGTATTAAGAGTAAATAGCGCTGGAACAACATTAGGTTTCGGTTCTTTAGACATTAGTAAATCTGGAACTGTGGGTTCTTCGATACTCCCTATTGTCAATGGGGGAACGAACTCAGCGTCTAAAATATGGTGGGAATTATCCGGCACATCAACATTAACAGGATCTGCAACAATAACTAGCAACACTGCTTCCCAATTAAACTATGGAGGCACTTGGACAGGTACAGCGAATAATCAATACCATATTAATGAAACTGCTACTATTACTGGACGTGCGGGTAATGCTGATAATATAATTTTTAAATCAGTTACACCTGCAATAACAGCAGGAGCGAATAACCAGGTAATGATAGGGCTAGATTTAAATCCTACATTTGCTAACGGCGGGTTTACAGGAACAACAAATTACGGATTATTAGTTCGTAGTGGTCGTGTTGGCATGGGTAATGCAGCGCCATCGGCTGCACTACACATTACAGGTACAGGTTCAACATCATCTACAGAAACATTAAGAGTAGCGAATTCAACTGGAAATATGTTTCATTTGTTAGATGATTCAGCTATAAGGTTCGGGAGCTCTGGAACTAGACCTAGTATGTTTCCTTCAAACGGGGATGCAACAATTGCGCAGGCTGGAGCTAGTCTTACGTTTAGTACTTCAGCGGCTCCGGCCAGTAATCAGGGAGCTATATTTTTTAACAATAGCGCTACAACCCTAGCTAATATAGTAGCATTAGGCGGATCATTCACTCAAAGCTCTGGAGTATTGTCGGGCAATGCGTTTAGAATGATTCCTACAATAAATACAACATCAACTTATTCCGGCATATTTGTAGGCATAGATTATAATCCAACGCTTACCAGCGTAACAGGGTTAACACACTATGGATTACTTATAAAACCTGCTGCTGCTCTTAACGGTTTTGGAACATCTACTCCAACAGCATCAGTACATATTGCAGCAGGTACAACAACAAGAGCTCCATTTAAATTAACTTCAGGTACTAATCTAACGACACCTGAAGCCGGAGCCGTGGAATTTGATGGAACTAATTACTATGCAACTAGTTCTACAACAAGATACACGTTATCTAAAACTTTAACTACTACCGCGTCCTTAGATTTTCCAAGTACTGCCGCTGGAACAAGTAGCGATTTAACTATTACACTAACAGGAGCAGCTATAGGAGATATAGTTAACTTAGGTTCTGCAAATGCTGCTGTTGTTGCTAACAGTACTTTTACAGCCTGGGTATCAGCAACAGATACTATAACAGTAAGGTTTAGTAACATTGATTTACTGACAACAAGGGATCCAGCTTCTGGAACATTTAGGGTAGCGGTAGATAAATATTAGAACTATAAAATAAAAAATACTATGCGAAAATTAAAACTAACTTTGGGTGCTTTAGCAGCTATTGCACTCTTATCCTTTACTGTATTCCAACCAACAACTATTAAAATCGGCGAGAAGGTAACGTCCGCCGGAACATCGGAAGTTGTTGTGCAACTAAATTATGTTAGACCTAATGTTCAGAACGGAAGTCAGTTAATTTACGTACAGCTGGATCCAAATAATAGTGGAACAATTCAGTTTTCCGTGGGGGAAGCAATTGTAGCAGGACATTACGCCTGGCCGGCCAGTAGTAAATTTCCTATAACCATAAAAAATGGAGTCGCTAACTTAAGATATAAGGCTAGTGCATCCTCTCAAAGTTTTGTTGTAACACAGTAATTATATGAAATTAAAAATAATTTTATTACTCCTAACTATCTGTATTGGTTCTAAAGCACAGAATAAAAGAATAGCAGTGGACTGGTTTATGGAAGGTACGGCTTCTGTAGTAGTTCCTACTTTTACAGAGCCCACAAGGCCGGATAGTTCTTTAGCATTAAAACTTAATTTATACGAGTTAAGTTCCATGTTTCAAGAAAGAACTTTGTCCCCTGGAGGTATACCATTGACGGCAGTAGCAATTAATACTGATCCTATAGGTACTATACTAGATCAAAGTTTATCTACACAGTATATGTTTGCTAGTGGAGCTACTACTATTCCACTACTTTCTGCTGATGGAATGACGTTTGATGGAACAAATGATAGAATAGATTTACCATTATCAACCGTCTACTTAAAACCTTTACATGCTACTACAGCTACATGGTCTATTCGTTTTTGGATTAAGAAAGGATTAGACGGATCCGCAAAACCTGTTATGGGAACACAGACATTCTCAGCAACACAAAATGGATTTTACCTACAACTAACAGCAGCTAATAAACTTAGGATATATATAGCGGACGGGGTTGCTCCTGCAATGATCGACTATACTACTACGGCGTCTTTAACTGTTGCTATGGGAGCGACTCCTGTACAGATAAATATTAATGCTCCGGGAGGCAGTAACGCTAGTTCAGTGACTATAGGAGCTACTACCGAAACATTTACAGTTACTGGAGGCAGTAGCAGTAATGCCACAAACAGTTTATTTATAGGAGGAGACGGTACTAATTTTTTTACAGGTTCAATTGCTAGGAGTGTAGAAATTAGAAGTAGAGTTTTAACAAACCAGGAAATAACAGACTATCAATCTTTTAACCCTACTGTTGTTAGCGCTCAGTTTACTCCTATAAAACAATGGGAGATAAACTTCAATGATGGAACCAGGGTTTTTTCTGATGCTGGAGGAACTACTCCTATTACCGATGGAGGTTTTGTAAGGGTAGTTAACAATAGAATAAGCGTTCCATTTGGAGCGAGTACTGGAGCTATTGTAAGAAGGATGACATCCTCTGCGGATGCCGCTTCTCCATTGTGGCGACAGGCAGTTAAGAACGGTAAGTCTGTAGTAGAATACGACGGAACAGGAAACCAAACACTAACATTTTCTACTAATGCTTATCCTGAACTAGGTGCCACGTCTACTACTTTTATAGTATGTAAAAATGATGATCCAACGTTCGGATCGCATATGTTGAAGGATGGTCAGTATATAACATTTACAGGCTCTGCATATTCGGGTAACTCAGGCGCAACAGGAGACGCTGCACAACCATATACGGTAATGCATTCTTCCACGGGAGTTAGTGGTAACGCTAAAATAAGCAGAGCGGACGGCTATAATATAATAGCGTTTAGAAGGGTCGGGCCATCAATTGACATCTGGTCACAAGACCTTATTAAATACTCACAGCCTACAGGCTTTGGATCCTTTACGGTTACTGATATAGGTGTTGCATATTCGAATGGCGTACCTAACTGGCATTTGGATGGCATGTATGCACTATACGAAAAATATGTTGGATATTTAACAGATCAACAAGTAGCTGATAAGATAAACTATCTTAAGTATATATATAATATTTCTGGAACCCTTTAACTGTCTGTGTAATGTCCTCAGAAGACGAAAAGAAAATGATTAAGCTAGAAGAAAAAATGGAGCAGCTCACCAGGGTTAATATGGATTTAATCCTGGCTATAAAAGGTAATCCTGAAATGGGAAATCATGGAATGGCACAACGTATGGAGTTACTAGAAAGTGACCGTAAAACATACACTATGGAATTGCAGGCAACACAGCAATTTGTTTTTAAACAGCTAGATGATATAGAAGCTAGAATGGATAGTAAGTTTGAAAAACTAGCGGAAAAAATTGATAGTAAATTTGTCGGAATAGAAACATTTAAGAAAGATGTTAACGAGTTTAAAACATTAGTTAACATCATAACAAGTAAAAAATCTTGGAGTTTTATATTTAAGATAGCAGGGCTGTTAATAATAGTAGGAGCCGCGTTTGTTGCATGGTATAAAGGAGGATATGAATTAGTTGAACGATTAATTAAACTTATAATAAAATGAATATAGAAGACTACATCTGGATAAGTATGTGCGCATTGTTAGGATTAATAATTCACACATTGGTAAAGATAAATTCTCTTTATAAAAAAGCAAGAGCTAGTAAATCAGAATTTAATTATGGAGGGTACTTTAAGGATGAAAAAATTTCCTTAGCTATTTCTATACTTTCTATAGTTGCTATGGTTGTAGTACTGCCAGAGCTTCTACATCTTAATCCTAAAATATTAGGTCTGGAACTTACTTTATTTGTAAGGGCTGCATTTTTACTTTGGGGTTATTGTAGTAACGATTTGCTTGTTAGAATTTTAGGAAGGGCGAGTGATAAAATTAATAAGGAAGTGGAAGAAAAACTTAAATAACATCTATGAAAATAGTAGACATAGCGCGGAGCTATATAGGCGAGACGGAATTGAAAGGTAACTCCGGTTTTAAACATGCGGAGTTTCAAAAAAAATTAGCGGATGACGGTTGGTTAATTGGACAATCGTGGTGTTGCTTTTTTATGGAAATGATATTTGAAGAAGCTTATCCAGAGTATGAAAAAGAGTTAGATAAACTATTCTCAGGGTCAGTTAAAATAACTCAGGAAAACTTTATTAAAGCAGGCTATGCGCATAACATGGTGCCTGAAGTAGGTAACCTATGTATATACAGGCACTTCAATAATGGTATTATACAAAATAGAGGGCATATATCGGTAGTTACTGAGGAACTAAGTAAGACTGCTTGGAGTGATTTAAGCGGTAACACAAATAAGGCAGGAGCCAGTGAAGGTACTATGGTTTTAGAAAAAGAAAAGTTTTTAACTTACCCATCAACAGGTTTAAGGGCAGTAGCATTTATTAAATTTCCAAAGATATGATAAGGATAATAACTTTTTTAGTAGTTCTGTGTATCCTTCTAGGAATATTTGGAGCATGGTCGTATAAGAATTATAGCAGGGAAAAAGACCAGGTAAAGGAACTTACTAAGTTTAAAGGATCGACCATTAAAGAACTTCAATACTATAAAAATAAGTCCGGATTAGAAGTTGCTAAAAACGAGGTGCTGGTACTTAGTAATAAAAATATTAGAAGGTTATACGATGAGGGAAATTTAAAATCTTTAGAAGAGTTTAATAAATTAAAAAGAAATTATAGAAACTTAGAAAACTATATAAAAGTTAACGCTACATCACACAGCGTTAATACAGTTAAGCTAGTACCGCTAAATGATTCAACTAAACAATTTTCTTTTCAAGATAACTACAGTAATTTTTTGGGGTTCGTAACTAAAGATACTATAACATTGTCGGATAGTTTAACCATGCCGTTATCTATAGTAGTTTACTGGGATAGGAAATGGTTTTTAGCTAGGAAAAAATATTATGTTGAAGTCACTAGCGAAAATAAAGCCGTAAAGATAACAGGTATAGAATCTATAAAAGTAATAAAGAAGTAAGGGAATTTTCCTTACTTCTATAAGTGTTGAAGTATTAAAGTGCCTACTAATCCCATAACTGTTACCATAACTACAGTCAGTAGGAGGCAACCTCCCAAGGAAAGTCCTTCAGATACTTCATCCTCGTTATAGTCCATATTACTTTTTAATTTTTCTTCCATAATTTTTATATTTAGTTTCTTCTAATTTAAGCCTTTCAAATATTTTTGTTTTTGCTGCTGTTCTATTACCGCACCACACGACCTCTATCTTATACTTTTTTTCCACGGTATCAATAATCTTACAAAGTGTTTCACCGGATAACTTTCTTAACGAGCCTCCTGGAAACTTTTTAAGTAAAAAATCTTTCTTAGTTCCTTCAATAAATAATAATAGTGCTATCTCATTTACTTCCGCTCTAATTAGCTCGTTACGAAAACGTCTATGCCCGCTAGTAATAGTTCCGTATAAATCCTGTAAACTTTTACGCTCTATACAGAATCTATTACGTAGCAGCATTGTAGAGTAGTCCCCGACTAACAATTTAAAAAATATAGCGGTTCCTTTTTTCCATAAGGGTTTTTGTTCTCGGGTGTCTACTATGATATCCATAATAACTTTTACGTTTATAGCTCTTTATATGTGTATAGCAGTTTACCTTTTTCATTTCTGTTAGACTGCCGTAAATCATTGCTTATAGGAGGACAGCTAACTCCTATAAAAACTTTAAGAGCACATTCAGGATCTAGGTGTCTATGATGATTCATTAACCAATAAACCTTACCCTGCCTAAACTCAAACATAACATATTTATGTTTTCTAATTATGTTATTAATTTCCGCTTTGACCTTCTTGTCCATCTATAGGTTCATTTATTCCTCCGAACAAATTTGCATGTATATTGTTGAGGTAGGTTTCCTCGTCTCGCTGTTCTTTAGATTTGTTTAAATCACTATGAGGGCATATTGGTTCCTGATATGAGGTACGATACGATTTACCACATTTAGTGCATACTTTTTTCATATAGCTATTGTTTCTTTCTGTATCCAGTTAACACCTGCTATTTTTTTACCCTCTTTTAGATCGGCTTCTATTTTGCGCATGTCAGGAACTAGATATTCTCTAGGAATTTTACTTTCGTTTACAATTTCAGCCTCCCATACTTTTCTTACCTGTGCACTACTAGAACTAAATTGAAGGTCAACAGACTTCTTAGTATAAGTATCTATTTTTTTAATTTTGCCAGAATTAAAATCTTCCTCTAACTTTGATTGTTTTTCTCCCATCTTTTTAGAGTACCTTAGCATGGCGTCTTTAACTTCTCCTTCAATGTTAAGGATTTGATTTTTGAAGGGTTTAAATAACGCTATAATATCTTTCTTTAACTTCTCTAACGGGCCCGTAAGATTTTTCTCTTTAGCAGCAGCTACTTTAGCTAAACTCTTTAACTGCTTTGTTAAAACAGCAGCGTTTTCTAAATCAGATTTAGACTTTATTACAATGCCTCCAGATAACCTTTTAATTATAGGAGCAGCTTCTTTTTCAAGACTCGCCAAAACTACCTGACTATTAACTGCCGATGAATCAATAGGAGGCTTAACTAATTTTACTTTTTTCATAATTTTTATTTTAGCAGTACAAAAAAATATGGAAGCGAAGTTACCCGCTCCCATACAAACCTACCCAATTTTTAATCTCTAGTTCAGACTAGCTGTAAAGGAATTTAACTTTTCCTCATACAGTTCCTTTTCGTTTGACGGAAACTTTTCAATAAGTTTCAAAGCCTTTGCCTTTGCTTTTTCAGCAAGTGTTACAGCTTTAGCGGATTCTTTTTTTAGTGCTTTTGCTTCTGCAACAGCTTCTTTAATAGAAGTCATTACCTCTTTACCTGATAACTTTCCCATAGTTGTTAATTTTACGTTTTTAATTTCTTCCTTTTTAAGGCTGGAAGTTTCGCCATCTTCAATTTTACCATAATGTTTGTAGAAGTATAGAAGGAATTTTAACTCCTCAGAAGCATACCATTCCTCGTCCTTATAATCACTAATGTTTAACACATAGACGTTATAGGGCTCTTCCTTTTGTATACCTACAAAATAAAAGTGTTTTAGCTTAGCTGCTATTTTATAAGTTTTACCCTGCCTGATGTAGCCGAACGAAATAGCCTTTTTAATAAAGTCTGCTAGATTTCTAGCTGTTGTAGTCTTAAGATCAAATCCCCTACTATGTTCTATTTGTTTACTGTCTAGTATAACAGCTACAGGAACTCCTTCAATATCCGTTATAAACTTCTCTTCTCTTACGCTGTCCTTCATTAACATTTTAACTACAGGATGGGAATTAAGCTTAGTAATCATTTTATTAACACGTGTTTTTTCCTCGACTGTCAATTTTGCATAGCTGCCTTTGTAGTCTTCAGTAAGAAAGGGCTCGTGTGTTCCGTTACCGAATAATAAAAACCCCTCCCCTCCTTGGAATTGCTGTGCACCTGTTAAATATTTTTTAATTACCTCTAACCCTGAATGGGAAGTATTTTTAAGACGAGGGCCAGTAATAAAACTGACCCTCTTTAAATAAACATTTAGCATGTGGGGTGTAAAAGTTATTTCTTAATCTTTTTAGTCGGAGCCGCTATTGGTTTTGCAACTGGCTTAGCAACTTTTTTAGTGCGTGGTGCCTGACATTCGGCATACTCTGCTGTAGTAGCGATCTTGTTTTTAAGGTAATCAGGTAACGCATTGTATACCTCCACGTCAAACTGATCAGGGTAGAGAAACAAACTTCTTAATTTTTCCGTTGGTTTCTTAACCTTAAAACCTTTTGGCACCATGCCAATGGTGTCTATGTTTGCGTATCCGTTATTATGCACTATATTAATAAGTGCAGGCTTACCCAAACAATTTACAGGATCAAAATCGGCGGTCTTTTCAAACGGTATGCCTAACCAGGCTTTTAACGTCTTTGCAAAATTACCTTTTTCAGAATCCGTAAAATTGAATGTACGCCAAACATTCATGGCCTTCCCCTCGCTTGTTGCGAGGTCAACTAATTGAAAGGTTAGTTGGCATTGTCGCTGCTCTTTGGTCTTACCTTCGTACGTTACCGAATGCGTACCTAAATCGGTAAAGGCAATACATACGCCGTTGTGTTGGTCTTCATCAGGTAACTCACGTTCTGTTTGTACCCTGTCTGGAAATTTTCCCATAAATTTTTACTGTTTAAACTTGTTTACTGTTAATTTTACTTTGTGGGTACAAATATCACATAGTACTTACACACCCGCAAATAATTGCGGTGGAGGACGTCCTTTAAATTAGGCTAAAAAACGGGTTTTTAAAAAACATCGAATTTTTTTGAAACTTTTCGACTCGAAATGAATCGATAGTGAAAACTATTCGTATATTTACATATCGATTAATGAAAACGGCAGCCGGCCTACTAGTAAGAAAAGTTTTTCATAGCCCTGTAAATGAATAAATCAGGCAAACGCACTAGGATACAAAAGTAAATGCGTTAGGTGGAGGCAACCACCAAGTAATAAAATGTTAAGTAAGTCTGCATGTCGCGTGTAAGGGCTTAACATTGAGGGACTCAAAAAGCCGATAGCTCCGACCAATAAACCTACTAGCTAATAGTTAATTTTACCTGGCCGCTAATTTACATGTAACATGTATATACTATATAGTATTGTAAGCAGTTTAAAACTTACGTTAGCAAAACAAGTATATAAGCCCATTATCGAAAGTCGTTTAAAACTTCCGGATTAACTAAGGTAAGACAGCGGAGCATAATAAATAGTATAAGGCAGTAAGCCTTACTGATGAGATTTAAATAATCGAAACTATATGGCACTTAAAAAACAAAAAATCGAAGCTGAATTTTTAAAAGGCACTAAATTTGAAATAGGTAAAACTTTTGCTAAGGAAAAATTATTCGACGTATTAGCGGTAGTGCAATTCATTAACTGTAAATTTGGTGCTTCAATTCACATCGCAGGTTACACAGCACAACATAATAAACTAAAAGTATGACACGCATTGAATTAAATACTTGGAAATTAATAGCTGAAGACGAGACTCATCCGTGGTACTCACTAGCAGTACAAGCACTTACTAAACTTAGTAACAAACGTAAAGCAGTTAAGTTGATTAATAAAATGTTAAAGCCTTAAACATATGAAAAATATAATAAAGAATTATCTACGTGACACGTTAATGATAGGAGCCGTTGTAGTTATAGCTACTTATTTATTGTTAGTAGCTATTTATTCTGATAGTACAATTTTTCACCTGTTCAATTAACCACTATAAAACTCGCAGAGTTATGAAATATAGCATACAAAGAAAACCTTTAAATTAAAAATAAAATGGAGCCCAAAACACACGACGAAAAAATTAACGACTTATTGAAGGAGGAAAATAAAACGTTAATAGCTACACAGCTACTCACTGGACTAATCATTGCAGTACTAACTTTAGGAATAATAATAGTGTTGATATGAAAAGAATAACTAAACGTTCTCAATACATCAATGGACTAGTTTTTGATAAACAGCACTTTGAAGAGTCTATTAAAATAGCGAATGCTGAAGGTAGTTATTTAATTTGGCATCTAGGCGACCGATTAACAGTAACCGCTGCTAGGAAAGTTATTGAAGAGATAGACGAAGAGCTAAAAAAGTTAGCTGAAGAACCCGATTATAAACCGTACATGTTAAACGCGTAAGTTATGGAAAAAGAAATTAGATTTATAGATGGGTATTACCATGTTAGGGAAATAGGAGGCGATACTATATGCGGGAAAGTAGCTCACGAAGTTATGAGTGCTATGAATAAGCATTACAACTACGCTATAATATCGTATGATAAACGCATTAAATTTATTGAGGACTATATTAAACAGTCAGTATAATGAAAAACGAAATAAATTTTTCAGGAACAGTTTCAATACAATTCCATTGCGGTAAATCATGGGATGAGACTCCTTATGTACTACATGAATTTAACTGTCGTGCTGAAGCAATAGCAGCAGCCTACGCAATATCTAAACAATTAGAATGTAATACGGTTAGGTTGGTGGAAATACCTTCAGGCATTCTACCTATGCAAATAAACCTTAAGTATATTTGCAACTTGTCAGGAACGTACATTCAAAGTAAACCATAGTTGAAACAGAAGCAAAAGATTAAAAACATGGAAAAAATAACGGACTATCACTATCTTTATACAAGGGCATACCACGGACATACTGTGTACTCAATAACAGGTAAAAAACTAACGTGGCAAAAACTAAAAAGCATGCTACCGCATAAGGTTAAAGTCCAAATAACACAGGATGGAATAAATAGTGTGTATCAAATAGTACCTTCCTAAAATAAAAAATACATTATGAAACTAATCGCAAATTCTGCAACAAAGCAGGGCATCATAAAACTGATATGTGATTTTTATATAGGTTCTGCTATATCATTAATAGAGTCTACGGAACCCCTTACTTGGAAAGTTCATAACCGTAAAGGGGAAATAAAAGATGTTGCAGTAGTACTAATTAAAGGCCGTTATAAGTTCATAAGCTTATGTTAAAACCTTATCTATTTTTAGTTCGATCTTTTCATAAGAAGGCAAGAACAAAAGGAGTACGTGTAATTGCAAAAAACTTTAAGCTTGCAAAAAGCAAAGTATTAGCACGTTACCCCGGTAAAAAAGTAAACTCTAAATTTGCACTAAATATGGATCTTATTTCCGCAAAGGTAGATGCAGCAAAAGTAAGTAAAGACGAAAGAAGAACAGTTTTTATTAACGTAGACAGACTGGATGCGGAGTGCTATTTAAGCGACAAGCAAAATAGTACTACACAGGCAGTTTTCAAAAACGGTAATGAAATTAACTTCGATCCCATTACGGATGATGAGGCACCTACAGCTAAAGAAGAAAAAGTTAAAACTTCTAAAAAAGTAACTACTACTGAAGGTACAAAGGAAGGTACCGAAGTAGTAAAAGAATTACCTTCCGACAAAAATAAAAAATCTAAAGTTATGTCAACAACAGTTAAAACAGCAGCTAAGAAAACAGTAGCTCCAGCTAAAAAAGTAGCGGCAACTACAGCAGTTAAAAAAGTAGCAACTAAAGCAGCTACTTCAGCAAAAGTATTGAAGCCTGCACCGTCCGGAAAAACAATGTTAGTGAAGGAAATAAAGGCAGCGATTAAAAAAGGACTTAAGGTTGTAAACCATGCAGGGGTCAGGTTTACTCCTAAGTATATTGATAAAATGGCAGATCAGGAGCGCGCAATTGTTGCGTCGCTGGTTAAAGAATAAAAGTAATATAGTAGGGTAACAAATCGTTACTCTACTTTAATTTGTCGGGTTGGTGAAAAGGCAAACACAGCGGAGCGCTCCGCACGGCGGACTCTTCAGGGGGACTACCACACGCTGAGAAGCAGTAACCTCGTTAAAAGATACCCGGTCATGCAGGTTCGAGTCCTGCACCCGACACCTTATAAATAAAATAACCTTCAATATGAATAAAACTAAATTTCATAATACCCTATTAAGTATCCTTAATATCTCAACAACCAGGCATCCATACGGAACAGCACTGACTATAGAGCACTTAAGGAACATAGTAGCGCTATCAATTGCGAAACACGAGAAAATAAAAAGCCCTATTGTATCGGAAGATTTTCCATTAGTTGTTAAAGAAACTAACCCTGTGGAAACTGGATCTGCTGATGACTATCTTAACTATGCACTACTGCTAAAATGCGAGGAAGAAGATATAGCAATGTACTCTAGCATTAAAATATTCAGGCGGGAATTTATAGAAGGATATAATAATTTTTAAAAACTATCTTAATCGCTGTTTCAAAGCAGCAACAATATGCCCAGGTTATACCATAGATGAATTATATACACCTGTTAGAGTATAAGAATCTTGAATGAACAAGTACCGGGCGATTGGATTTTGAGAACAGTTGGTAACTGGCTTGAATTAACAGGCAGCTAGGCTAAAGTTACAGGATTACCAACTGTAAAAACTGATTGAGAAAGTAATAGAGGTATAGGAATTCTACTACTGAGATTTGATTAAGCCTCCAAACAAGTTGTACAGCTTTGATGTACTGATAAGAGAACGTGAAAGGTATTAAATGTAGAAGGTAGTAGAGGTTAAAATCTAAAGTTATGAAATAGTTTCTTTGTTGGTGCTTTAGGTAGCAGGCAGATTTTCTGGGAAGGGGATCTAGCCTGCTATTTTTGTTTTATAAAATTTAAATAAACAATGCTATGAAATGCTTTACAAAATCAGAAAAAGATTCAGCTAGGTTTCACGCGACTATATCATATAGGAGTATTATCTTTAAACGTCGAGTAACTAGTAAAGTAGTAAACATTAAACTGTCGGAACTTCCTATTAAGGAGTATGAGCAACTATTGAAAATCATTGAAACTTTTGGATCCTAAACACTACTACTATGGGAGCTATCACTACGTTTACAAATAAAGTAAGTCTTATAAAATCTCATTTAAAGTATAATCAAAAACTAAACGATAAAGAAATTGACGAAAATGTTATTGTTATAATGGTTGGTAGAAGTATGCTACCAGGGGAACACATTTTAGAAATCCCAATGGTAGAGGCAGTAGTAAGGGTGGATGAGTACATGAGGGCTAATTTAATGTATATGCTACAATGACTAACTCACTACACTTTATAACCGATAGTGTTGAAGCTAAAGACGAAATGCCCAGTAATGGAGTCATCGGTACAGTGGAGCTATCGGTTTTTAATAAATATAAACTTTAAAATAGGCTATGGAATTCCCACTAACTAAAGATCAACAACTAAAGGTAGACATAATTGAAAGTACTAACGACAATTATTTACTACATGGTAAACCAGGCGTTGGTAAGTCCGTATTGATACGGGCGCTGATCGAAAGAAACATAAAAAAGTTTATACTTTCTGCGCCTACAGGTTTAGCGGCATTGAATATAGGAGGCAGGACTATTCACTCCTTATTTAAAGTACCTGCATCCGAAGGTATAATACACCCTGACTACAATAACTTTACGGCTAATACATCTACTATTAATAACATTAAGTATAACCTTCAGCATTTAATAGTAGATGAGATGTCTATGGTAAGAGTGGATATATTCGACTATGTTGATAGGTTTTTGAGGTATGTAAAAAATAAAGATTTACCTTTTGGAGGCGTCCAAATTATTTTAGTCGGGGACTTTTTCCAGCTACCTCCTGTTGCAAAGCCTGAAGATATAAAGGCATTGAGATTAGCCGGCTATGATACTCCATTTACCTTTAGTAGTAAAGTTTTTCAGGAGTCGTTTAAAGTATTAACATTGGATGAGGTACTACGTCAGAAAGGAGATCCTAATTTTATTAAGCTACTTCATGGTGCAAGGAACGGAGAAGTTGCTAAAAAGTATTTAGCTGCTATAAATAGGCAAGTAGCAGTACCTGAAGACATACGAATAAAACTTTGCGCAACTAACAAGGAGGCGGAAATTATTAACCGCAAAGCGTTAGAAGCACTTGAAGGGCCATCAATTATATTTCAATCTACTGAGTTCGGCGAATGGCCTGCGTACCCTGCTGAGAAGGAACTACACTTACGTGTAGGTGCACAAGTCATGGTAAAAAAGAACGGCGCTGATAGACCTCCAGATTATAAAGGTGGATGGGATAGTGACATAGTTAATGGAACATTAGGCAAAATAACCGCAATAATTAATAATCCGTCTGGAGTTAGAATAGACGAGGACGGAGAAGCAATACCTATTAAGGCCGAAAGGTATGTAGTTATTGAAACCGATAAAGGTACTGTACATAATATTTATTGGACTAGCTGGGAACGAAAAGTAAAAGTTAAACGCGGTGATGAATGGGAAGAACTAGTGGTAGCAGGGTACCAACAGGTTCCAGTAGCCCTTGCATGGGCAATATCTATTCACAAGTCACAAGGTCAAACGTTTGATAAAGTCCATATAGACAGCAATAAGATTTTTGCAGCTGGACAGCTATACGTCGCCCTTTCACGTTGTCGAACTATGTCAGGTATAACTCTGGAACGAAAAATAGACGCGGATAAATTTTGGGCGGACATGAGAGTATTAAGATTTAATGAATTAATTGAGGAAGCAGCATGAAAACTAAATATAAACAAGCACTACAACGTAAGGTTTTTGCAATTGTAGAAACTGATAATTTCAGTAGCGACTACCCGGATGAAACCTTTATCATTAAGGATTTAAGTGAGCAAGCCGCTAACAGTATAGCGAACATAATTAACAAAGATAAAAACGAAGGTTCCGAATGCTCCAGATACTACAAAGTAGTAGAACATTCCTATGATAATCCTTATATGCTACAACCTGGCTTTGAACCATAAATCATTATGAAAAAAGTTTGTATTAATAAAGAAAAATGGACTCCTACTGCAGTAGGGCCAAAATTTAACGAAATCGTAGTAATCACCGGAACAACTCTTTTTTATGAGTGTATGTACTATATTCTAGAGGGGTACCCTGGAAATGTGTATTTGCATACTGAATTTACCGATATATTGCCGGATAAAATCATTGAAGATCTGATGGAGGAAATAAACTTAATAAGAGCATGAAAAAATAACGCGCGTTGATATAATTTTTAACCTTTTAAACCCACAAAATAATGAAGCATAATATAACAAGGTACACATCTAAAGGAAAACGCATTTCTAAAAGTCGGTATCATCCCGATATGTGGATAATCGATTTACCGGACGGTAAGTTCTATTCCATAAATATGAGCGAGCAACTAATGCTAAAAAATAACCCGCCGGATTTAATAAATGATATACAACTTTCTACACATACAGGGAGACCTCAGTGTATCAATCCAAATAATTCAGCTATTCCAAAATCCCTAAACAACAATTAAGCTATGCAGAATGCTATGGTGGATATAGAGACGCTAGGCGTATCTTTCGATAGTGTATTTTTATCAATTGCAGTAGTTCAGTTTGATATAAACACTGGTACTTTAGGAAAAGAGTTCTATAAGAAAATTACTTTGGACTCAGCACAAAAACAAGGCAGGAAAATAAACAGCAGAACTTTAAAATGGTGGCTGGAACAGAAACCTGAATTATTGCAGGAAATGTTTAAGGATACTGATAGCATTCAAAACGTCATGTATGCACTATATGCATTTTTCAAAGATAACGATATTGTTTATCCGTGGGGAAATAGTGCTTCTTTTGATTTGGGTATGGTTGGCAACGCGTTTGATGCTAATGGCTTAATGCGTCCATGGAGTTTTTCTAATGAGCGATGCTATAGAACTATTGTAGGTAGTTTTAGAGATATGGTAGCGGATATACCAAAACCAGAAAATGCACATCATCCACTAGAAGATTGCTATTACCAAATTAAAAAGCTTTGTGCTATTTTAAAAGTTATTAATAAGAGGATTTGAGGTATGTAAAAAACTTATAAAATAAAAACCAATAGTAGCTAATACTGCTATTGGTTTTTTAACATTTAAAAAACTATATGACAAAGAATAACAACAAAAAGAAAAGTTCATTTTCCGGATTAAATTTAAAGCCTGAAGAGGACGAAAGGTTAATAAACCTGCTTATTGAAAAGGATATTAAGTATAAACAACTAGTACGTGCACTTATCCGTCAATGGGTAGCAGAAGGAGGGGAGGGCGTGCTGAAGTACTCCAAAAAATAGTAGCTATGAACATCTACACGTTTAAGCATAAGACAGATAAAAAGTTTGCAGCTATTGAGGCATGTACTGAATCTGATGCGTGGAGCACCATTAAAAGAGCCACAACATTAGATGTGATACTTGTGCATACTAAACGACGGAATAATTTAAGGATGCCTAGTGCTATTGTGTACAATGAAATTTTACCTTACTAAATAAATAATTTATGGAAAAATTAACAGATAAAATAATAGACATTATATGCCTATGCAGGTATTTTACAAGTTCGGAATCAGTTGAAGAGGCAAAGGCCGATTTTCCAACGCTATGGAAAAATAGAAGGATTGAAATAATAAATTGGGCAAAGACTAAAGGGCTGATGTAATGATAGTTTTACTATTGATACTAGGGGTATATACTGTTATGATAATAGCATTAACGTACATTCAATACGACTACTATAAACCTATAAGCTTGTTAAATATTTATCCCTTTCGCCATTTAGTGGTAAGTACTTCTTTACTACTGTTTTTAACAATTTTATTGTTTACTTCGCATTAAAACATATGAAAAAGCTACCAATAAAAGAGCAAATAACTCAAATTTTAAAACGCGGGATTCCAAATCCAAACGATGAATGGTCGGATGGAAAATACGATACCAAAGAAGTGCTAAAGTATATGTCCAGACTGTTGGAACGAAAGTTAGAGGAGGCATACGTAGCAGGTAAAGAATCGGCAACTACAGACATGCAGTTTATAACTTGGATGGAAACTGAAGGGATTCAAAAAGTAAAGGATGAGAAAAAGACTATCTACTACATATGAAATATATAGCACTAGACATTGAAGCCATAGGGCTGAAGCCTTACGGTGGAACTATATGGATAATATCCATTAGTAGAATAATTTGTACCAGAATTAAAACAGAAGTTATACACGATTGCTATGGAGTAACTAGAATCAGACCAGACATAAAGAAAGAATTAGAGGACGAAAGTATTTGTAAAATTATTCACAATTGTGGGTATGACCCTGCATACATTGAATTAGTACTAGGCTGTAAAATCCGTAACGTCTGGGACACCCTTAACTTGGAAGTAGTAATTCAAGGGAGGAGGGTAACAAGTAAAAAGAAAAATATAGAAGTAGATACGGCAGAGTATCAATTGATGAAAGATCATAGTGCATCCTTACAATATGTTTTACCTAGATACGGCTTTAAGGAACCTGATAAATCAATAAGGAATAGTTTTATTGATCGATCAAAAGGTAAAAGTTTTTCTAAGGCAGAACTTAAATACGCGGAGGATGATACTAAGGATTTATTAGCCATTCAAAAGGCACAAGAGTTTTTACTTAAGAGGGATGATCTACTAGAAGTTGCATTACTGGAAAATAAAGTTGCGGAAAAATTAACTGCAATGAAGGTAAAGGGGATCGGCTTTGACAATAACATCTGGAGAAGTATAGCGGAACAAAATACTGCGGAGTTTAATACCAGAATGAAAAAGCTTCCTAAAGAAGTAAGTAATTGGAATAGTCCGGCACAAGTGAAAGAATATTTTTTTAACAAGGGTATCTTATTAAGAAGCTATGATGAAATTTATGATGTATATTTGGCTACTAGGAATAAAGTTTTGGGAGATTTTATTTATGCTCGTGAGCTACATAAGTCGGTAACAAGTTACGGGCTTAATTGGTTTGAAGAAGGATTTATTGATGGCGATTCTCGCATTCGTTGTGATGTAACACAAACTATTAATACCGGTCGTATGTCTATGAGTAATCCTAACTTACAACAGTTGCCAGGTGCTGGTAATAACGATCCAAAATATCTTCGTGTTCTTCAATTGATTACAAAGTCTGATAAACGTGCTGCTGCTCCGAGACATAGAGAGGCGTTTGTACCAGCTAAAGGTAATGTATTTGTTATCTGTGATTTTAGCGGACAGGAAATTGGTATTATGGCAGCGGCGTCTAATGAAAAACTTTGGATTGATGCTATGTTAAGAGGGGAAGACATTCATTCCCTTACGGCATCGCTTATTAACCCTTCAGAATGGAACGCGTCCGCTGTTAAAGGTTGTACCTTCCCTAAGAAGTGTAAATGCCCTGGACATGTTGAACTTCGTAATCCGGCTAAGATTAATAATTTTATGTTAGCTTATGGGGGAGGTCCAATGAAGTTAGCAGAAAATACAGGCATGTCTGTAGAAGTAGCACGTATGTACGTAGGAGCACATAAACGGGTTATACCTAATCTAACTAAGTACCTCAATGATTGCGGTAAAACAGCTATGGATACAGGTGTAGCGTATAGTGCAGATCCTTATAAACGTAGACGTGTGTTACATGGGGAAGAAGCCTGGCAGGTACGAAACCAGGGCATGAACACGCCTATTCAATCGGCGGGTGCTAATATGCTAAAGCTTGCTATGGCTAGTACTCCGGATGAGTTTCCTATAGTGTTGGTTATTCATGATGAAATAATTTTAGAAGTTAAGAAGGACAAAGCGATTAAGGCTGCTAAAGCACTTAAGGTTATTATGGAAAAGAGTGCAGATTATATTACAGGTATTAAAGGACTGATTCGCGTTTCTCCTAAACTTCAGACAAATATTATGAAAGATATACCAACAACTAAGGCTATAGGAGATATTACAACTGGAAAATATTGTTTAGAAATTTAAAAATTAAAGTATGGTACATATTAGAGTAACGAAATATAGATTAGATAGTGTTTGGAACATAAACTTAACAATTGATAGCGCGGAACAAAAAGTTTTTCAAGGCGTTGATAAAAATTACTATATAGCTTTTAATAATCTACTTGAGGACATAAAAAACAGTAAGTTTCCTTTCCCTGAACCTGGAACATATTTAATAAGAGATGTTGAGGGTCGCGAAAGGATAGGCATAATAACCACTATTGAGATGAATAGAAGTATAGAAATCCAAGTACACGAAAAGCACTATCCTAAAATTATCATAAATCCATATAAAGCTACTATCATTATAGGAGATTTGGATTTTATTTACAGCGCAAGGAACCCGGAAATGGCTCTTACTAATGCTATAGATAGATTAAAAAGTTCTAAGAACGATCTACCTCCCCCTCCGTATAACTTGAATGGTGTAAAGGAGGAATACAAAGTAAGATTATTAGAGGCATTAAAGTATTGGCACGAAAACCATACAGCAGAAGAGACACCTGTAAAGAAAAATGACCCTGTTAATTCTCCAAGTCATTACACGGACGGAAAAATAGAAGTAATAGACTTCATAACAGATAAAAAACTAGGATTCTGTTTGGGGAACTGTGTTAAATACATTAGTCGTGCGGGTAAAAAAGATCCGACTAAACACATTGAAGATTTGAAAAAAGCTAAATGGTATTTGGAAAGGGAAATTAAAAATTTAACCAATGGTCAATAAAATAAATCAATTTCCGTTATACGTTCTCATGATGCCTAGAAAGAATAATAAGAGTCCGATAGTGCCATTAATTAGAGGGCCGGTTAAAAACTACTATAGTTCTTCTGAATGGGGAGTAAATGCTGAGTATAGAAAGGGCAAGCTAATATCTTGTGGAATGCCAGGTATATTAAATTATTTAAACGGCAGGGAGTTAGTAGAGTGTAGTAAGGAAGAGTATGATAAACTAATCAGCTATGAAGTTAGGGGAAGCTAAGATCAACAGAAAGGTTAAACCTTTTTTTGAAGATGAAAAAATAAAAATAATAACAACTGAAGTAAACAATAAAATAACATCATTCATATGCACTGCAAAATATAAAAACGAGGAACGAACTTTCACCGTAATAAAATACGATATTTTATCCGCATGGATTAAGATGGAAAAGTTTTGTAGCGATCTAATGTAACCAAATTTAATCCCCACTAAATGAAGTTAACGATATTTAAAAATTCCTTTTCCGATACACCAATGGAAGTAACAACATTGGGTGAATTTATCGAAAGGATAAAAAACGGTTTTTGGAGTAAGCTGGTACTAAGCTTACGAGAAAAGAAAGATAGTAAGGATTATAAAAAAATAAAAAGTCAGTTACCAGCTATTACTATATCAGGGGATTTTAGTTCCAGAACAAAGCATATACCTGTAGGTCAAAGACTGCTAAGTCATAGCGGTTATATAGCATTAGACGTAGACAAAAAAGATAACCCTAAAATAAGAGTTCAGGATCTAGTAGATCGGGAGTGTATAGCACAGTTCATTTCATGTGGAGGTGAGGGCATAAAAATAATATACAGATGCTCTCCTACAAAAGACGCTGCTGAACATAGACGTATATACGACGCGGCAGTAGAACGATTGCAAAAAAAGGGTATTAAGATTAACGTTGATCCTATAGTTAAATCAATTGCATCCCTTCAATATGTTAGCTATGACTCTGAAGCGTTTTATTTTCCAAAAAGTAAATTAGTTATTAAGCCTTTACCCGTAAAAAAGATTAAGGTTAAAAAGCCTAGTGAAAATGTTGCTAAAGATTTAGCAGAGCTTAATAGCTATATCGATAGTTTAGGGGATAAGGACGTTACCGAGTCTTACGAAAATTGGTTAAATATAGCATTCGGGTTAACCTACAGTTTAGATGAACACGGCAGGGAAGCATTCCATCGCATCAGTAAAAATTACCACGACTATAATAAGGACGTCTGTGATGACATGTACGATGCCTGTATGGAACGTAAATACACTAACATTGTAGATAAACCCGTTACGATAGCAAGTGTTTTTCAGATAATTAATGATGCTCTACCTAAAGCTACTATTAAACACTTAACTAAAAAGTTTAACAAAGGACACGCTGTTGGTGCAGGTGAGGATGCCGATGAAGAAAACCAACAGGGAGATTTAATAGGGTTAGTAAGGTTTAAACTATTTCTATTTAAAAAGATATTCGATAAGGAAACAAATGTACTAATCGACCTACTCCCCTATAATATTAACCTCAATGAATTCGAAAAACTATTGAAGGAAAAAGGGTTTTATAGGTTCGGTAAACTGTATGTACAAATTATCGGTAATATAGTAGAGGTAGTAGATAGCGGGGATATTATGCGTATAGTAACTACTCATATTGAAGGGGATGGGGACTATGATTTTAGCTATAAAGAACTTAAGTTCCATTTCAGTTGGGAAGAGTTAGCACACCTATGGAGAACAATCCGAGGGCAGAGTACGACATATAATCAGATAGCAGCTAGTTTAACACACTGGACACCTAATTTATTGAAGGACACAAACACAGAAAGTTATATACCGTTTCAAAACGGAGTAGCAAAAGTTACTAATAAAAACATAAAGTTAATACCCTATGAACAAGTCGGAATGCAGATCTGGAAGGAGCGAATATTGCCACGAGAATTCAAGTACACTACTAAGAAAGGTATGTATGAAGAGTTTTTTGAAAATGTTTGTGGACGAGGAAAAAATACTAAAGAGAAACGAAGCAGTAAAAATTATTCGCGGGCTTTATGGTACTATGGATATATGCTACAAGGCAGTAAACGGCAATCGACAGCGCGTGCCTGGCTGCTATATGATACGCGTCCTGGAAATAATGGACGTACCGGTAAAACTATTATCGGCCAGGCAGTTGGAAAAATTAGAAGTATGGTTATCATTGATGGAAAGTCTATCGATTTTAAAAATCGCTTCGCCTTTCAAACTGTACAGCCCTGGACTGATGTCGTATTTATTGACGATCCAAGTAAATATATGAGTTTACAACCAATGTTTAATATGATAACGGGAGACATGAGTGCAGAAGGTAAGGGGGTTGCTCCTATTGTTAAACCTGTTAAGTTTATGATAGCGAGTAATTGGGTATTAGAAGCAGAGGGTAACAGTGAAGCTGGTCGACAATTTGTTACGCAAGTCGATGACTTCTATGTTCGTTGGGGGAAGGAGCATGGTAATACTATTAAACCTATTGTGGACTTTCACGGTAAGGAGTTCTTTACCGATTGGGACGAAAACGACTGGAATACTTTTGATAGCTTTAGTATGCGAGCACTTCAATATCATTTATCAGCTAAAGCACCGGAAAATACAATTATAGGTAACGCATTAATGGTTAGATTTATTCAGACTAATGAAAGTGAGTTATTTTACGAGTTAGCAAATACCTTTATCAGCAATGTTAAACGTGGTAAGGATGGCGGGCTGCTTGTACCTCAGCAACTACTAACTTCTATAGTTAAAGAACACGACGGAAAGTCTACACCTGTTAGAGCGGGAAAATTAGCCAGGGAGTTTTTAAACTGTATAGGAGCTACTAATGTTGAAATTACTTCTATAGTTGTTGGGAACATGAATAGAATGGCTTATAAAATAGCAAACGAGTATCCGGAATTAACTTTTGGGGAGTATGAAAAACGATTACCTAAACCGAATTTATGAAAAGGAGCACACTCATATATTGTATTATCGTAATAATATTTTCCATTATAATAACTTACTCAACAAAATTTTTATGGACGTTAAATTAATTTCAGTAACACAGTCTCTAGTAAAAAACTTTATGACTCCAGAGGAGTTAATAGTGTACATTGCCAGAGTTAGTAATCCTAGTAACCAGATGAATACGGAAACAAGTGATAAACTCATCCGGTATCTTATTAAGAATAAACATTGGAGTCCATTTGAAATGGTCGATATGACAATCGAAATAAAAACTAGTAGGGCAATTGCAGCACAAATTTTAAGGCACCGATCTTTTTCATTTCAAGAGTTTTCCCAACGTTATGCGGAAGTAAATGAAATGGAAGATATTCAGTTACGTAAACAAGCAGCTACGAATAGACAAAGTAGTGAGGATGCCCACAATCCATTCATAGAATGTGGAACAGGCATGTTTTCAACTGAATCCGGCAATGAGATACAAATTAGTGGTGGAGCCCAGGAGTGTATAGATAACTATATATCGTATGGGAAAAACCTTTATAAAGCGTTGTTAGCTGCTGGTACAGCTAAAGAATGCGCGAGAATGGTATTACCATTAACAACTCAAACAACAATTTATATGAAAGGCAGCGTCCGCAGTTGGATCCACTATTTTCAAGTACGCTGCGATCAACACACACAATTGGAGCATAGGCAGGTAGCAGAAAAAGCCTATGATTTGTTCTCCAATTGTTTTCCAAATATACATAAGGCAATAATAGCTGAATAATTTTATGAAAATGTTAATCACCATTATCTTACTAACTTCTCTAGGAATTCTTAGTGAGAAACAAGCACCAAAGACTAATCCTAAAAATCCAGTAGTTTGGTTGGCCTATGGCAGCGGCTATGCGGAGTATCAGCTTATTTTTTCCGGGCCATCTTTTTGGTTAGAAAAAACTGGACGCTGCTCCTTATATCAATCAGGTGCGAATCCATATAGTTGTAACTAAATAAAAATGTTTGTAGTATGGCTGAATTGGTAAAGCATATACGGGCGTATAAGCTGTATAGTTAAGGAAACCATATCACTGCATATACCTTATGCCGGTTCGAATCCGGCTACTACAACAAAAACTAAACGTAAATTTATGAAAATTAAAAAAGTTAATTATAGTATTGAAGATCGTTGGCAAAAAGGAGTAGATCATAATCCTAAATCTGTTAGCCTCTATAAAAGAATAGCGGAGCTAGACTATGAGCAAGGTAACGATTTTTTCTGTTTCAAATCTGGAGGAGACGGGGACAATGGTGAACACTTAATGTATTTGTTGGATATTTATTTTGATGAACTAAAGGCTAAGAAAAAATAAACTTATGGCAAAACCAATACACTATATAAAGGAAAACGCTGAACAAACGTTATGCAGCCGATCCATTTTTAAAAACGATATGTACGCGACATACTTTGATGCCCGTTTAGTTACATGTCTTAACTGCCTTAAACAGTTGCTTCCTGATGAGGGACTATATGAGCTTATTGAGATAAGGGATGAGAGGCTAAAAATAAAATAGCAGCTATGAATCGTAAAACATACATCGGTAGATTAAAAACTTTAGCACCTAATCAAATTTTTGTTTTCGGTAGTAATACTGAGGGAAGACATGGTGCGGGGAGTGCTAAAGTAGCCTTCAAATACTTTGGCGCAATATACGGACAAAGCCAGGGGATACAGGGACAAAGTTATGCGATAATAACTAAGGACTTAACAGAGTCTAGACATCCCTCAATTTTAACAACAGTAATTGAAGCCCAAATAAAAATGCTATATGATTATGCAAAAAGAAATAAAGATAAGGAGTTCCTTATTGCATATTCAGCGGATAGTATTTTATTGAATGGGTATAGCCTTACTGAAATGGCAACTATGTTTAAATGTAGTAGGATACCTAGGAATATAATTTTTGAAAAAGGATTTTATAAAATAACTAAGAACTTATAACAAGGAATTATGGAAATATTTATATCTATACTTATAATGATAGTAGGTATCCAAGCAGGAATACTTGTCCCCCTTATGTTTGGTAACGATAGCGAGGAAGAAAAACATATAACAGAAAAAGAAATAATAATCGCAAACATCAAATTCCAAATAATTATTTTGGAAAACGAAATAGCCTCCTATGAATTCTTTGCGACGTACTACAGTGATAGCAAATACACACGTAAAGCTATAATTAAGGAAG